TGATACACCAGTAAACTTTACAGGTGCGGCAAATAGATTTGTTAAAGTTAACGGTGCTGGTAACGCATTAGAATTTGTTGTTGATCAATCAACAGACCAAAACTTGTTTGCAACATTTACAGGTGACACCGGTAGCACAACAGCATCAGGATTGACTGACACACTTACAGTTGCTGGTGGTACAGGTATTGCAACTGAAGTTGTAGGCGATACACTAACAATTAATTACAATGGTACAGTCGGTGCAACTACACTTAACGCATTAACAGATGTAAGTAACGCTAACCAAGCAGTTGGTTACACACTTGCATACAACGGAACAAGTTATGTTATGCAAAATGGTCCTGCAACAACATGGAACGTTGGATCAAACGGAACATCAGACTACACATTTACTGGTCCAGGTTTTCCAAACACAACTAATGATCCAGTTTTGTATTTGAAAAAAGGACAAACTTATTACTTTATTAATAACAGTGGAGGCGGACACCCTTTACAAATTAGAGTTTCAAACGGTGGCGGTGCTTACTCAAGCGGCGTAGCAAACAACGGTGCATCAAGTGGAGTTATTACTTTCACAGTACCAATGGACGCACCAGCAACATTGTATTATCAATGTACTGCACACAGTAACATGGGGAACACAATTAACATCGCGTAAGGATTTATAATGGCAAGTTTTTATCAAGGTACAGAAGTAGGAACACTACTAAAAACAGTAAAAGGAAGTAGATTCTTTTATGGATTACGTCGAACAGACGAGGGTGATTTGTACCTGATTAAATCAGATCAGTTGAAAGCAACTGACGGTGTACAATTAAACAAGCCTGGAGATCCAACAGAAAATTATCCAGATTTTCAAAGAGGAATTGAGTTTTTTGAAGGTAGAGATGAAGAACATAACACATCATATGATAACTTAAGATATGAACAATTTAGATGGGACGATAGAAACCTAATATATTATGTTGACGAAGAAGGCAATTTAATTGTTAGAATCAATCAGAATTACGATTTTCCAAATGGGACATCTCCATAATGGTTAAATACAATATGAACACGCAGGAAAGTAGAAACAATGGCTGAATTTAAACTTGATAGAATCCGCTTTAGATGGACAGGCCCTTGGCAAACATCTAAGCAATATATTAAAGACGACATAGTATCATATGGTGGTAAAACGTTTGTTTGCTTAAACGGACATACCTCTGATCCAGACTTTTACGTAGACTACTTAAATGCTACATTACCTAAATGGACACAAATGTCTGATGGTTATGAATGGCTTGATGCGTGGAAACCTAATTACTACTACAGAGTTAATGACATTGTTCGTTATGGTGGTCAAGTATATGCGGCAATTATTGGACATACTTCTTCTGCATACTCTGTACCAGAAGGTGCAACAGAAGTTGCAGTTACAATAGATTACGATTCTGGAAGTATTTTTCCAACAGGTAGAGGACAATCTGCTACAGGTACAATTTATTTAAATGGTACTGAGAAAAATATTTTAACTTTTAATAAAGGATCAACATACGAATTTAATCAAGACGATGCAACTAACGCAACGTTTGGAAGTCAAATTCATCCACTTGCATTTAGTAAGTATGAAGATGGCGACAAACATGAAACAGCATTAGTAGATTATTACACAGAAGGATTTACATATTATCTTGATGGTATTGAAGCACCGCTTTCATCTTATCTAAGTGGATTTGCATCAGCATCAAGCAGAAGAATTAGATGGACAGTTCCTTTAACTGCTCCAGACAAAATTTATTACTTTGACAGAACTGTAGACAGTGAAGACAAAGGTGCATACATTAATATTCAAGAACAAGGTCAGTTAGGTGAAAGCGACTTTGGTAACTGGAAGTTAATGGTAGCAGACCAAAATTGGTTATACGAATGGTTACCTCAAGTAAACTATGCAATCGGAGACACAGTAAAATACGGTGGTAGAGTTTACATTGCAACACAGGAGCATACAAGTTCAACTACCATTGCAGGTCTTGAAGCAGACATAACGAAATGGGAAATTGTTACAAGAGCAGATCAATGGAAAGATACTTGGAAGCCAAGAGTAAGATATGTAGAAGATGATTTAGTACGCTATGGTGGTATAACTTATCGTTGTACTACAGGACATTTTAGTGCTAACGATGATGGACTTGGTCTTGAAGAAGATCAAACGTCATGGGAAATTTTCCTTTCAGGTATTGAGTATAAAGGACACTGGGTTAGTAAAGCAGATATAGCAGTTGAAAGTGTTACAGGCGGAGTTGTTACAGCAACAAGTCATGGACTATCAGATGGTGATTTAGTTCAATATACATCAGACGGAACAGCGGCTGACAATCTTGTTGACAACACTTATTACTATGTAAGACTTGTTGACGGCAATAGTGTTAAATTATACTTTGAAAAAGATGATGCTCTTGCAAATAGAAACAATAGACTTGCAGAAGGCGGAACAGGAAACCAAACACTTTCTAAAAGAGAAAAATATAAAGTTGGTGACATTGTAAGGTTTGGTCCTACAATGTGGTATTGTACCACAGGACACAATTCAGATGTAACATTCGCAGAAAGTTTCTTTAGTATCTGGTTACCAGGTTATGAATATGAAACACAATGGAGTGAAGCAGAAGTTTATCAGCCAGGCGACATTGTACGTTACGGTGGTTACACTTATACTGCATTACAAATTAGTACTAACAGCATACCAAGTGCAAACGGAATTACTCAAGACACAGGTGACTGGGAATTAACTGTACAGGGTTACAGATTAGGTTCACAGTATAATCAAAACCCAGACTTAAGAGAAACTGCAACAGATTGGAATTCCGCTACCGCTTACAGAACAGGAGACATTGTAAGATTCGGCGGTTGGTTGTATCATGCACTTAGAGATAATGTAGGTAACGAACCAGATGATGCAAAGTCAACTGAAAATGTAACAATTACAGTTGGTAATCCAGGCAGTGGAAATAGATATTATGTTAACGGTGTACTTATAGGTGCCTTAACATTAAAAGAAGGTAACACTTATAAGTTTTATCAAAACGATTCATCTAATCTTACACATGCATTGTATATTAGTACAAGCGAAAATGGTCACCATACAGGTGGACAATACAACTATGTTGACAATGGTCAAACATGGTGGTTAGATGGTACTCAAGTTGCAGACTTGGCGGCATACGTTTCAGGATTTGCCGCGGCAACTGAAAGATATGTACAGTACATTGTACCAAGAGATGCATACAAGAAAAACTATCTTGTTTGTAACGCACACAGTGGTATGTATGATCAGTCTTATCTGACAACACAATATTCAGACAACTACTGGCAAACATTAATCGACGGCGATAAGTTTAGAGGTAACTGGGCAGAAACAGTATTAGTAAATGCTTCTCCAGTAACCAACGAATATATGTTAGGTGATATTGTAACATACGTTGGAACACTTTATCGTTGTATTAAGAGACACAGTGCAAGTACATCAGGTTCAAGACCAGACTTAGACATTGATTATACACAACAAGATTTTTGGCAAACAGTTGTTGAAGGTGGTAACACAAACGTACTTCAATACTATGGTGATATCAGAACACATGGTTCAACAAGTACTGCAAGATTAGGAATTAATAATCCAGGTGATGCACTTAAAGTTAAAGCAGACACAGATTTAAATTGGGAATCATTAGAACAAACAGATAAAGTTTACTTTGTTTCTCCAGACGGTGTTGACGCTAACAGTGCAGGTAGAGGACTATCAGCAACGTCTCCATTTAAATCAATTAAGTATGCTACACAATATATTTTAGAAGATGAAGGTACAAGAGCACCAGCAACAATACTTGTTAAAACAGGACGTTACGAAGAAATTTGTCCGATTACTGTTCCAAAAGATGTTGCTATTGTAGGTGACGAATTACGTTCAACATCAGTAGTAGCAACTGCTGAAACTAAAGGCAATGACATGTTCCGTGTTAGAAACGGTTGTGGTATTAGAAACTTAACAATGTCAGGACTTGAAGGTGAATTTACAGATCCAGATGCAAACTTAATTAGAAGGGTTACTCCAGGTAACGCCTTTGTTGCACTTGATCCAGGTGCAGGACCAGACGATCAATCTGTTTGGGTAACAACTAAATCAACATACGTACAAAACTGTTCAACGTTTGGTAGCAAGTGTGTTGGTATGAAAGTTGATGGAACATTACACAACGGTGGTAACAAATCTATTGTTGCTAACGACTTTACACAAATTATACAAGACGGTATTGGTTACTGGTGTAACGCAGACGGGTTGTCAGAACTTGTATCAGTGTTTACATATTATTGTTACATTGGTTACTTGTGTACTGACGGTGGTAAGGTACGTGCAACAAATGGTAACAACTCATATGGTGAATACGGTTCAGTTGCATTAGGATTTGACAACAACGAAACACCTATTAGTGCTAAGGTAGACAACTACGCAACAGAAGCAACAGTAGGTAAAGTATACAACGATGAAAACAAATTATTTGCAGTTGGATATACTACAACAGGTACGCATTACACAACTGGTACTGTAAACATTACAGGTTCAGGTTCTGGTGCGACAGGTTTATTAACAGAATTTAGAGATGGTGCAGTACAAGAAATTAGAGTTACTGATCCAGGTGACTCAAGTTTTGCAGGTGGTGACGGATATACATACGCAAACAACAGAGCACAAAGTGGTAATGAAACAAGCATACAAATTGCTAACCAAGATGTTAACAATGAAGAATACTACTTAAACAAATTAATTACAATTATTGAAGGTGAAGGCAGAGGACAATACGCTTATATTACAAGTTACGACTGGAACAACGGTGGTGCAGTAACATCAACTGTAACAAGTGGACAAGATGCAACACTTACTGAAGGTGTATACACAGATAAAGTTGGTACAAGCAGTAGAGCAGATACAACACCACCAACAGTTACAGTAAGTATTGACGCAACAGGACTTGTAGGAATATCAATTACTGCTCCAGGTACAAAAAACCAAGTTGGAGATATTATTACAATACAAGCGGCGGCAATTGGCGGAACAGGTAGTAACGTTACATTTACTATTGATTCAGTTACTGCTGGTGACAAAACAATGACAGTTGCAAGACCTATAGATGGATTGCCAGGTTGGCAACATCATTTACCAGGTGAGCCTATTGCAACAGTGTTAGATGAAACAACACGTTATGAGATTACACCAAGACTTACATTTACTTCGCCAACTTTCACACAGAATAGTGCAACACTTCCAAGTAACAGTGCGGCTGTCCAGAGTGCTACTACTAAGATTGGTGATAACAAAAGAACAGTTGTTGTTGGTAACAATAGCATTGTTTGGACTGATGACGGAACTTCATTTACTGAAGCAAGTTCATATCAAGATTTAACTTACATTGGAGTTGTTAGAGGCGCATCACAATATGTTGCAGTTGACGGTAATGGTAGAGTTAAACAATCCAATGACGGAACAAGTTGGGGCGATTCAGCAACTAACTTATTAAGTTACAGTCAAACATTTACTAAGATAGAAGTTGGTAACAATGTTATATGTGCTATTGGTCCTGGAACAGATAAAATTTATAGAAGTGCAGACGATGGTGCTAACTGGACAGAAGTTACAGCAGGTGTAAGTAACGCAGAATTTATGGCTTATGGAAATGGCAAATGGGTAATTTGTAACGAAGCAGGCGACACTTGGGAAAGTGTTGACGATGGTGTTACATGGACTGCTGGGCCAGACATTGGTGGTGTACAACATGATGTTTGTGACCTTGTGTATGGTGCAGGTAAATTTGTTGCTTCAACTTTTGATTCACCAAACGATTTATCAACTGTAAATAATAAATTCTTCCACAGTTTCACAGACGCTTCGATAGCGACTGCAAGTACTGTATGGATTGCAGGTAATAACACAGACGTTTCAGATAACATTTACATTGCATACAATCAAGGTGTGTTCTTAGGGATTTCAGCAAGTGGTGGAGTTGTTCAATCAGACGATGGCGTTTACTGGACAAGTAAAACTTCATTAGGCGGATCGTTTAATGGTATGATACCAAGTGCAACATCAACAGGTCCAATATTTTATCCAACAACAAATGGATCTATTTCATCATTAGCAACTTTAAAAACAGGTGCAACAACAAGAGCAACTGTGTTAGGAGCAAGTGGTGGTAAATTACTTACATTCTACATACAAGAAGCAGGATCAGGTTACGGATCAACACCTCCAACAATGACAATTATTGATCCAGATAACACAAGAGATGTTTACTATGATGTTAGAATGGCAGATGGTTGTGTTGGACAAGTTGAATTTACAAACAGAGGTACAGGATATATTAACATTGGTGTTACAGTATCAGGTGATGGTTATGCAGACATGTATCAAATTGGTACAAGCATTACAGTTAAAGATTTAACAAGAGAACCTGGACCAGGTGACAACTTATACATTGATGGTATTAATGATGTGTTCTATGCTGTACAAACTATTACAAATGTTACAGGAAGTGCGCCAAACTTTACAGCAACGCTTGGTATTACTCCAAACATTGATAGAGCAGAATCTCCTGAACATGAAACTACTTTAACTATTAGACAAAAATATTCACAGGTAAGATTAACAGGACACGACTTCTTAGAAATTGGTAAAGGTAACTTATACAATTCACAGTATCCGTTACTAACACCAATTGAAGGTTATGATATAAGAGAATTCCAAGAAACTGAAAACAAAGGCGGTGGTAGAGTATTCTACACAAGTACTGACCAAGATGGTAACTTTAGGGTTGGTGAATTGTTTACAGTTGAACAGGCAACTGGTATTGTTACACTAAACGCATCATACTTTGAGTTAGATGGGTTAAGTGAATTACGATTAGGCGGAGTTACACTTGGTGGTACAAATGCTGTTATTAGAGAATTTAGTACTGATACAACATTTACAGCAAATAGTAACGAAATTGTGCCTACACAAAGGGCTATTGCAGGATATGTAGATAGTAGAATTAGCGGCGGTGGCACAAACGTTAACGTTAACGCAGTTATCGCTGGTGAAGTTAGAATACAAGGTAGAGCAATTAGTTCTGAAGCAAGTAGAAAAATCAATGTTACTACCCAAATGAACTTCCAAAAATCAATAGATGGTGATATGGCGGCTCACAGTATGTTTGTAGCAGGTACAAACTTCGGACTTGATCACGATGAGAATCTCATCGATCCTACTACACCACAAGAAATGGGACATGGGAAATAACAGATATGATAAATACAAATGTAACGTTAGGAAATAACAATGGCAGAGTTTAAATTAGGTAGAATTAGGTTTATTTGGAAGGGATCATGGGTCTCAGCCAAAGAATACTTTAAAGACGATGTAGTCCGCTACGGTGGTCGTACATATATTGTTAATACTGGCCACACAAGTTCTAACTTCGACACAGACATCTCTAACTTTGACAAGATGGCAGATGGTACTGAGTGGAAAGGTAACTGGGCATTATCAACAGTTTACAAACCTAATGACATTGTTAAGTACGGCGGGTACTTATATGTTGCAAACACAGGTCACACTTCTGCAACAACTACATCAGATGGCTTAGAATTAGATCAATCTAAATGGGATTTATTCTGTGAAGGATTTGACTGGTTAGGTGATTGGGGTGTTTCAACAAGATATAAAGTTAATGACATTGTCCGTTATGGTGGCGTTATGTACTTGTGTACAGAAGCACACACATCTGGCGCATCAGTAGGTGACGGATTAGAATTAGATCAAAGTAAATGGGATTTATTTGCAAACGGTTTAACTTGGTTAAACGCTTGGATTGCAACAACAAGATATAAGAAAGGTGACGTTGTACGTTACGGTGGACAAGTTTATGTTTGTAACACTGGACATACAGCAGGCGCTGACAACACAGCAGGACTTGAAGAAGATCAAGCCAAGTGGGATTACTTACACAAAGGTATTGAATACTTAGGTGACTGGACTACAGGAACAAGATACAAAAACAATGATGTTGTTAAGTATGGTTCAGACTTATGGATTTGTGGAACGTTCCACACAGCAGGTGCAACACTTGCGGCTGATGAAGCAAAATGGTCTATCTTTATTCCAGGATTAGAATTTGAAGACAGTTGGCAGAACAATGTAAACTTCCAACCAGGTGACGTTGTTACTTATGGTGGTTACACTTACGTTTCAAAAACAAACAACTTTAATATTATTCCATACAACAACGCAAGTGATTGGGATTTATTTACAACAGGATTTTCTTTCAAGGGTGATTACAATAACGCAACGGCTTATAAGATCGGCGATGTAGTTAGACTTGGAGGTTGGACATTTATTGCACTTGCAGATGGTACAGGTAACAGACCACCAGACAACGTATACTGGGATAAACTTAATGAAGGTTTATACTGGAAAGGTGCTTGGACAAACGCAGTTTACTATGACAAGGGTGATGTTGTTAGAGGTATTAACGATGTTAACTCATATGTTTGTGTTGCTCCACACACTTCAGAGCAAGTTGGTGCAGGACAAAATAGACCAGACCAAGACACAGCAGGTAACTACTGGAATTTATTAAACGGTGGTGCTGAAGCAGGTAACTTAACTACACGTGGTGACCTTGTTTACTACGGTGGATCAGGTCCAACAAGATTACCAGTTGGTCAACCAGGACAAGTATTAAAAGTTAACGAATCAGGAACAGATCCAGAATGGTCATTCTTTGGTCAACTTGATGCAGTTTATTATACTGCACTTGATGGAGTTGATAAAGATGTTCCAGCGGCAGGTGTTACACTTGACAAACCTTTTAGAACTGTACAATTTGGTTTACAGCAAATTGAAAAAGGTGCAAGAAAACCTAACGCAACACAGTTAATGAAAATTAACAAAGCATTCATTCAAGACGAAGTGTTAAGTTGGGTTGATACACAGATTGTTGGATCAATTGCTCCTTTCACAGGTTCATTTACATACACTGCGGCTAACTGGCGTAGAGACATAGGTACATTTGTTGATGCACTTATTTGGGATTTATCACATGGTGGTAATAAGAAAACAAGATTAGAAACACTTGCATATTTTGACAGTGCGGCAGATCAATACTATGTAAGTAATGATGGCATCACTGCTGAATTTGCGGCGACACTTACATTCGTTACAACGTTACTTGATGATGTAATTACACAAGATGCACCATCAAGCGATTACCAAGCATTAAGAAGTGTTGCTACTCCAACTTTACGTGTAACAGATTCTACAAGAGTTGAAGAACCTGAAGCACAAGGCATCTTAAACGCTCTTAGAGCTATTGCTACAGCGGCTTTGACCGCAGGTAACACAACTGGTGTCCCAGCACAATTAATTGCAAACGACACGCTTTTCCTTAAGACAGGACAATTTAACGAAGTACTTCCAATGGTTGTACCAGAAGGTTGTGCTGTGGTTGGTGACGAACTACGTTCAACTAAAGTTTCACCAGCAGGACAGTTAACAAATTCAGGCGATAGTGTTTATTCATTAGCAGGACTTACACACTTGGCAAGTATTGTAGATGATGTTATTACAAACTCAGCAGTAACAAGTACTCAAACCAGTTTTGTTGTACTTTCATCGAATGCATCAGCAACTACTTTAGATATAATGACAGGTGCAAACAGTTACGCTCACACTTATACAAGTGGAGGTACAGTTACATTTAGCGGAACTACTGTAAACGTTACAGCGGCCGCTTACGATAATGTTACAGGTATAGTTTCAATAACAACAGATGCGGCACATGGTGCAGTAGCAACTAACGTTGTACAGGTTGCTAACATTACTTGGACTTGTTCATTAGGTACTAAAGTATATCCAGCAGTTAAAGCACAAGACACAGCGGCACCGGCAGGTTCAGGTGCGGCAGGAACAGCGGCGGCGGCAGTTGCTACAGCAATTAAAAATAAAATTGACTTTGTATTAAATGCAAACGGTTCAGATGTTGCTTTTGCAGGTGTTAACGATCCTGTTAAGACAGCAGGTTACACTGACGCAGTTATTAGACTTGAAGCAAATAAAGAATTCTTAGTTGAAGAAGTAGTTAGTAAGATTGCAATTGATTATCCTGCTTACTCTTTTACAACTGCACTTAAAAATTCTTGTAAACGTGATGTTAGACGTTACATTGAAGCAATACAACATGACATAATTTACACAGGAAACTACAAAGGTTTAAGAGCCGCAGAATTATATATTAACTCTGCAAACGGTTCAACACTAAATGACATGTACTATGTACGTAATGGTACAGGTATTAGAAACATGACACTAACTGGATTAAGTGGTGTACTTGGTTCAGTAAACACTTATGGAACTAAACGTCCAAGTGCAGGTGCTTATGTATCGTTGGATCCAGGTTGGGGTACTGCACACAAAGATGTTTGGATTATTAACAAATCTTGTTATGTACAAAACGTAACAAACTTTGGTACAGGTTGTGTTGGATTAAAAATTGACGGTGACTTACACGCAGGTGGTAACGATTCGATCGTTGCTAACGACTTTACACAAGTACTATCAGATGGTATTGGTGTATGGTGTACAAACTTAGGTAGAACAGAACTTGTTTCCGTGTTCTCATACTACGGACACATTGGATACCTTGCAGAGAACGGCGGTAAGATACGTGCTACGAACGGTAACAGTTCATATGGTACATTTGGTTGTGTAGCAGAAGGAGTTGACTCAACAGAAGTTCCAATTATTGCATACACAGATAACAAAGATAAACAGGCTCAAATTGCTCAGGTAATGACTGATGCATCAAGAGTCATAGCAGTGGAGTATTTAAATGCTGGTAGAGATTATGATACTAACGGCGGTAATGCAGTCATTACTATTACTGGCGACGGTTTTGGTTTAGGAACTGTAACACCAACATACAGAACAGGCGGAATCATGGAAGTAAGATTGCTTAACACAAGTGATAACTTCGGTGGTAAGGATTATAACACAGCAGGTAACGCGGCACAGATTGGTAACACAACACAGATTACAATTTCAAACACGGATACAAATACATCAGGTGAACTTGCTGGAATGGCTATTTGGATTGTATCAGGATTAGGTACAGGACAATATGCTTACATTGATACATTCAATGCAGGTACAAAAGTTGCAACTGTAAGAAAATACAGTGATGGTACACCTGGTTGGGATAACATTATTGGTGAAGCGATTGTATCATTACTTGACAGTACAACAACTTATGAAATTGAACCAAGACTAACATTTAGTACACCAACTGGTGACGGTTCAAGTACAAGTGTACAAGCAATTGGTAGATGTAGAGTACAAGACGGATTAATTAATCAGGTTAGAATTATTGAACCAGGACAAGGTTATGACAGTTCAGTAACAATGACAATTACTGATCCAAACAATACTATCGAAGCACCATTTGAAATTAGAGTTGGTGACGGTGTATTAGGTCAGCCAACGTTTGCTGGAGCAACTAACGCAGGTAGAGGTGATGGCTTTGATACTGCAACTGCACTTGTTACTGCAACAACTATTGAGAAAAATATTACAGGTGTTGCTAAATCTAATCCATGTAGAGTTACAGCAACAGCACATGGTATTACATTAGATGGAACTAAAGTAAACATCAAAGAAGTATTAGGAATGATTAGATTGTTTGATCCAACAACTTTCTATGTAAAAGTTATTGACGCAGACAATTTTGATCTATATTCAAATCCAACACTAACAGAAACAATTGATACAACAGCACAAGGTACATATACAACTGGTGGTAAAGTAACATATGGTGGTGGATTTATGGACAACTTACAAAGTGGTAAGTTTGTACAAGTATCAGGATTAACCACAACACCAAGAGCAGGTTCAAACGTTGTGTTTTCAAATCAGCCAACAGTGTTTTACAAACTTGTTGCTGTTACAAATTTATTAGGCGGAGCGTCAGGACCATTTACTGCACAGTTGCAAGTAAGTCCAGACATTCCAGTAGACAATGCACCAGTGCATACAGAAAGTTCAGAGATTAGATTAAGATACTCACAAGTACGTCTAACAGGACATGACTTCTTAGACATTGGTACAGGTAACTTTACTACAACAAATTATCCAAACTTACCATTGCAGGACCCAGTTCCAGCAAGTGAAGCCGTTGAGGGCGGTGGCGGAAGAGTATTCTTTACGTCAACTGACCAAGATGGTAACTTTAGAGTAGGTGGACTGTTTAACGTTGAACAGTCAACAGGTGTTGCGACACTTAACGCTGATGCATTTAACATTAGTGGATTGCAAGAACTGTCATTGGGTAACATTGCACTTGGTAACACAGGCGCAACAGTCAACGAATTTAGCACCGATGGTACATTTGCCGCAAACAGCGACAGTATTGTACCAACACAAAGAGCAATTAGAACATATATCACGTCACAGATTGGTGGTGGTGCATCCACTCTTAACGTTAACCAAATTATTGCAGGTCTTGTACAGATTTCCGGACAGGAAATTACTACAACTACAGTAGTTCCGATTAACGTAAAAGCACAATTCAATTTCCAAGGTGGAGTTGATGGTGCACCTGTGGCGCTAAATATGTTTTTGATGGGATAAAGGAGATTAAACCATGGCAACAGGAAGATTAGGAGCGAGCGATTTGGTCGCTGGAACTAACACTACCGTATATACTGTGCCAACTGACAACTATGCAGTTGTAACGTGTTCGGTGTGTAATAGAGGAAATCAAGCAATTGGTGTGCAAATGGCAGTTGCGGCGGCTGATACCCCAACAGGCGCAGAGTATATAGAGTGGGAGACGGAAGTCTTGGCACACGGTGTACTTGAGAGATCGGGGATAGTAATGGACGCAGGGAAGAAGTTGGTCGTTAGATCAAGTTCAGGAAATGTTAGTGCAGTCGCGTTCGGTATTGAGACTGCGGCATAAATACATATAGAAGGATAAAACAATGGGAAGATACATAACTACAACTGGAACCGCTGGTACTGTACTCAGAACCGTTAGTACGACATATAATGCTGTTGTTAATGACAGAATTTTGTGTACAGGTGGAGGCTTTACGGTAACTCTACCTCTTAGCACAAGTTTGTTAGAAAACGATACAGTTCAAATTGTCGACGTAACGGGTGCGTTTGCAAGTTCAAACTTAACTGTGGGACGTAACGGCGCGAAAATCCAGAATTTAAGCGAAGATTTAACATTAGATATTAATAATGCGGCAGTAACACTTGTTTACACAGGTGCAACTTACGGCTGGATTATTAGTGGAACGTAAGATAATAGGAAAAGAATAACATGTCAACACTACGTAATTTTCTTTCAGACGTGGAACCAGCGAAAGCAGGAGTCACAAGAAACTTTTGGGTATGGAATGATAGTACGGGCATCGGTAACGGTGGTAGGTGTTGTCTTTGGACCTTACCAGCAAACAAAGTCAACATAACTTTTGAGTTATGGGGCGGAGGTGGCGGAGGCCATGGAGGATGTTGTTGTCAGTTTCCAAATAGACCGGCGGCAGGCGGATCTTACGCAATCAGAACAATTCAAAGTACGGCAGGGTGTCAATATACAATCTGTGCAGGCGGTTCAACTACGTGTTGCTGTCACGGATGTATAGGCGGAAACGGCTATCCGAGTTTTGTTACTGGTTCAAGTATTCCAACAACTTGTGCACCAGGTGGTTGTGGAGGTAAAGCATGTTGCTTTACTGATGCATACACTTGTCACCCATCATTTGTATGGCAGTGTGGCACAGGTGATTGGGGACTTCCACAAATTACAGGAAGTTCAAAAAGAAGTCAGTATTGTCATAACCAAATGTGGAACTTTGTAACAGGTCCTGCTCACTTTGGTGTGTCAAGAAGAACTAAAGACTGGTGTGCGGGTAACTTTACAAACACTGGTTCATGTTTCAACTGTTTAGCGGCTTTCCCAGGAGGAGGCGGCGGCGGTGGAGCGGCTTGCGGAGAACCATGTTGCTGGGGCGGCTGGGGACAAGCAGGTGCGGTGAAAGTTAGTTATAGTTAAAGGATAATGGAGAAAATATAATGCCAAATACAATTATACAAAAAGACTTTAGTTATAATCTTCCAGATGACTATCTTGCCCAAACAAATGCAGACGGCAAAACCGCAAATGCAAAATACAACGGGCCGGACAAGATTTGGATTTTTATAGATAAAGATACAGGGCGTAGTGATACATCACGTCTTGTACTAACAGAAGAAGAAAACGGTGCAGATTTTCCTGTACCAGAAGATCAATATAAAGTTGAAGTAGACTGCAACACTGATCCAACTATGTGTTCATTATTTGATGCACAAACAGAATGGGATACAGTTGTTGGTCAAACAAACATTGTTGTAGACTTACCAGATGGTACTACATACGAAAGACCAGACCCAACTGATGTTGATCATACATATGAATTAGACGAGTGTGTTTACAATAAAGATGGTACATTAACTGACGGAAAATATACTGGCGGTACATGGACTATGAAATGGAAACAACCTTGGACATCATGGGATCAGTTAATTATTGTAAGAAACAATATGTTAGCAGGTTCAGATAGTAAGATTGCTGATGATATGCCAGATGCTACTAAAGCACTTTGGACTACATACAGACAAAAATTACGTGATTTACCAGCATTATTTAAACACGGCGAAGCAGATGAGTTTCCAGCACACATGGTAAACTTTCCAGTAGAGCCAGGCGCAGATATTGCATCAGTAGAGGACGACGAATAATATGTCAAGTTTAAGAACCTTATTACAATACGGAACATCTTCAGGGGCATCTGCTCCTTTAACTTCATTAAGAGTATACGCGACAAACGTTACCGATCAAAACAACGGTGGTAAATGTTGCCAGTGGACAGTACCAACAGGTGCTGAATGGGCGGCTTTTGAAGTTTGGGGTGGCGGTGGTCCAGGTGCTGGAGTGTGCTGTTGCCAACAAGGTTGGTCAGGTGGATCAGGTTCTTATGGTAGACGAATTATAACAGTATCAGCGGGAGAAACATTTACAATTTGTGCAGGTGGTAGTACATGCTGTCACTCAAGATGTTACAGTTGTAGAGGATTCCCAAGTTACGTATGTGGACCGAGTGCATTTTGTATGTGTTCATCAGGTGGATCAGAAGCGGCTTCCAAATGTTTTTGGAGTCAAAACTGTTCATACAGTGGATGTCAAATGTTTAACTGCGGTTGTGTTAACGGTGCTACATTGGCAATGTGTGGTACAACAGGTGGCGGACATGGCTCAGCTCACTGTGCATCAGACATGCACCAGTTTATGCCAAGTGCACCATTTACAGGAGTTACAAGAATGTCACGTTCAGGTTGTTACAAAACAGATGGACAAGGACAAGGAGACCACGGAGTATTCCCAGGAGGGGGTGGTGCTTCTGGAGTAACACACAACGAAACATGTTATTGCGGAGCGAAAGGAATGGGCGGATTAGTAACAGTTTACTACACTGCAACATAAGGAGTATATAGTAGTATGTCAACATTAAGAGATTTTTTATTCGGTTATGAAGAAAGCAAAGCGGTTCCAGCAGAACTTGCAGTTTATAACACAAGTACTACTTCTCCAAACAACGGCGGAAGATGTTGTTTGTGGACGGTACCGGCGGGCGTATCATATGCAACTTTCGAAATATGGGGCGGTGGCGCGGCTGGCGACGGCGGTTGCTGTTGTCAAATGGGATATCCATCAACAGGTGGAAGTTATGGTCAAAAGGCTGTGGAAACAGAGCCTGGACAACAAATGACAATTTGTGCGGCAGGTTCAACTTGCTGTAGACAAAAAGGAAACTGTCAACAAGGTTGTGATTCATATGTATGTAGATCAGGTAACTGGTGTGCAAGAGCATGTGGAGGAAGAGTTATGCGTACAGAATGTTTCATGTACAGAACATGTTATTCATGTTGTAGAATGAGATACTGTGTACACGGACACTCAGGAATGGACTTTGGTATTGGTAGCACGAATTCAACTTCACAATTAAGTCAATACTGCCATGATAGAGGTAACATGATGGTTGCTGATACATATGGTAGAGGCGGATTTAGAAACGGACCAAACGGATGTTGTGGTTGGGGCGGATCGCAAGGCTTTGGATTATTTCCAGGTGGTGGCGGTATGTCTGCACAAGCATACGGAGAAGTTTGTTGTTGTGGTTCACCAGGAGCAGGAGGCTTAGTTTACGTAGTTTACTACTAATAAGGAAAAAACATGGCAAATATTAGACACACATTTAACTATCCTAAACCAGATGAATACCTGGGTCAGTTTGATAACGAACAATTACAAGGTACACACACTTACGAAGGTCCTGAGACTATGTGGGTGTTCATTGATAAAGCAACAAACAAGATTGCACCTGCAGGATACATGGACGAAGAACAAGGAATGGACTTTAATGCACCTATTAACTTAAGAAAAGTTTTAGTAGATTGTAGAGAGCATCCAATTATTTGTTCACTAATGGAAGCAGATGTTGAAGAAGATGAACACGAAACTATTACAGAAACATTACCAAATGGTGTAGAGTATGTTACATACGTTGATCCAGATCCACATCATACATACGAAAAATTTGACATCGAGTGTAACAGCAACGATGAATTTATCAAAGTAGCAAGTAGTACAAAAGGTGGAATGCCACACTATCCGTGGAAACAACCACACATTACTTGGGCTCACTTACGTAGACACAGAACATCTTTATTAGGTTGGTCAGACGATAAAACAACTTCAGATATGCCTACGGGAATTAAAACAGAATGGGCAACATATAGACAAGCATTAAGAGATATTCCAGTAAGTTTTGGAGATAGTTTTGCTGTTGATATTACTGCTGGTGGTTCTAATTACGAAGTAGGTGACAAAATTAAATTTGCAAAAGCAGACTTAGACAATTATATTATTGCTGATCATCTTATTGCTACAGTAAAAACAGTTAACAGTGGTGCTATTACTGCTTTAACTTTAAGTAGTAACCAAGCAATCAACGATGGTAAAGATATTGTAGAAGGAAGAGCGGCAAAAGAATTTGCTGGTGCTACATTCACGTACGAAGCAAAAGACGGCGGTGCTGATGCTGGTACAGGTGCTACATTTAAAGTTCACAAATGCCAACGTTATGCGGCTTGGAAAGTAGATGTTCCACGTTCGCCATGCGGTACTGCATAAGCCAAATCTCACACTAAACACTACACCCAATACTTAAATAATTGTATGAGTAATACAGTTAGATTTGCGGGTGCTCAAATACCTGTAACACAGAATCTTGAAAAGAATGAAGCAAGTATCATTAAGGCAATTGACTGGGCCGCAGAAAATAACTGCGACTGGTTACTAACACCTGAAGGTTCACTATCAGGTTATTTTCCAAACTTTGATTTAGTATTAGAAAATGGTATGCCTGATTTAGCCAAATCTGCATACAGAGTAATTACACATGCAAACTCAAAAGGAATGGGTATTGCACTTGGTACATTATGGGTTGATGTTGAGCATAGAGGAAGTATTAGAAAAAATCAAATTAGATATTACGATAAACAAGGCGAATTACTTGGAGCAACTAACAAACAATATATCGTTGGTGGGGAAGATAGTCCACATCATAGTTGGGATCAAGTATTAGCAGATCCACCAGGAACAACTAAAACACATTATCTTGACGGTGTGAGAACATGCGGAATGATATGTAATGATTTTTGGGGTAATGGATTTAGATTTAACGCACCAAGTCTACCATTAATGGCAAGTATACATCAAGTAGAAGTTATATTACATGCTACAAATGGAGATAGAGGAAACAGTCAAGACAGTTTATGGATGGAATGGCATGACGTACACCTACGTATGATGAGTTCACAATATGGTATTCCTATTATTACTGTCGATAGTTGCTGTGATAAGTTTGGTGAAAGAGAAGACTTACCAACAAGTAGTCCGAGCGGAGTATTAGTTGATGGCAAGTGGGTAGTACAAGTACCACGCACAGGACAACAACACTTCTTTTGGGACTATGTCACGAATGACGAAACAAAACCAACTACACAATAAGTAATTGCATAAAAGGAACTATAAAATATAATGTCAACAAAACGAAACACAGCATTTTTTATTAACGGTGGAGCAGGCAGAGTTATTACAAGTATTCCTGCTTTAGAACTCTATCATAAAGAAAACCCAGATGACGATTTTATTATCGTATGTGAAGGAGGAATGGACTTTTATAAAGGACACCCTGTACTACACAAAAAAGCATACGATGTATTTCACAAAAACTTATTCGAAGATAAGTTAATTGATCGTGAATTAAAAACACCTGAACCATATAGAGTATGGGAATATTATAATCAGAAAGCGTCTTTAGGACAGTGTTATGACATTGAAATTAATAATAAAGGTGTAAGAGATTTACCAAGACCTACAATTAAACTTAGCCAACAAGAAGCAATGTCAGGTGTTAAGTTAATTCAAGAAGTAAAAGAAAAAACTAAAAAAGATAAAGTAATTGTGTTCCAACCATTTGGTAGAGGAACTGTTAACGAAAACGGAATGATTGGTGATCCAAGCGGAAGAAGTTTTGATCCAGAGAACGTAGTAAACATTGTTAAAAAACTTTCTAAAGACTTTGGTGTAATCTTTATGAGTGAAATTGCTATTGAGTTCCAGAAGCATGGTGTAAAAGCACCTGTTGCTATTCCACAAAACATTGATTTAAGATTCTGGTGTGGAATTATTCAAGCCGCAGATCACTTCTTAGGTTGTGATAGTGTAGGCGGACATATTGTTAATGCTTTAGATTGTTCAGCAACTATTGTTGTTGGTTCAACATTCAAAGAAAATATTTCTTATCCTGAAAATCCTAAGTTTGACATCCTTGACATGGGCGAAGGTGCAAGAGTTTATAGTCCTATTAGGATTACAATAGATGAATGGTCTGACAGAACTAATGAAGGTATTATGGCAATGAATGACACTATAGAAGATTTAGTTGTTAAGTCAGTGAACAGTATGGTTAAAGATGGAACAAGAGTTGAAATCCCAGAAGCACCAGAACAAAAAGAATAGACTATTTGTATTTGGTTGTAGTTTTACCATGTATGCGTGGCCAACGTATGCTGATTTCTTAGGTTATGAATTCGATCATTATGAGAACTGGGGCTTTCCTGGTTTAGGCAATCGTGCTATTGCAGAACGTGTTGCAGAATGCCACGTAAAAAACAATCTTACAAAAGACGATACAGTAATTGTACAATGGAGTACACATACACGTAACGACTGGCATACTTTTAGAACTGTAGAGTTTAAAGGTAAGCGAGGCGATGCAATTAGAAACACTGACGAAATAGGTTGGAAAACTAAAGGCAGTATTTTTAATTACATGAATAGAGAAGTTTGCTATAATGACGACTGGATTAATACATTCTGGGACGAACATAGTTATTATATGCACGGACAAAATGCAATAATACTTACACAAGGATTATTAGAAAGCACAGGTTGTACATGGCGTATGACAAGTATTGGACATATGAATAAGTTAGGTACAGACATGCCAAACATAAATGACTTTGGAGAAACACCAACTGATACTGTTGATGTATATAAAGAAAGACCTGAATTAAAAGTTTACGAAAACATAGACAAAACAAATTGGTTAGAACCTTTAGGGTTGTTTGCTTGGAAACGTAAAGAAAAACATTATGATTTTTACGACCCAAATACAAATGAAGATTGGATGGAACCACACCCAAGTCATTGGCAACATTATGATTACTTGAACGAAGTAGTTCGTCCAAGTTTGGGCCTTAAAAGCAAAAATAACGATAAACAACATAGTACAGTTGAACTATTAGATAAACTAAAAGATGAAAATCGCGACCTTTTAAGTTTCGAAGAAGCAATTTTAAAAGAGGTAGTTGATTATAATCACATAGGATACGTAGGATTTTAATATGAAGAAACCAACATTGTGGATAGCAGGAATAGCCAGAGGACATAACGGAGGAGTATGTTTACTTCAAGACGGAGAAGTAGTATTTTCTATTGAAGAAGAACGTTTAAGTAGACACAAGTATGACGGAGGTCCGTATGCATCTATGATGAAAATACTTGATTATACTGACAAGTTAGATTATATTTGTATTGCACATACACAAAGTTTAGAAGCAACAGCAGGTCAAGTTGACTTTACAGGAGACGATGTTTATACAGGTATTGCACGTAAGTTAGGACTTATTGATAGAGATCCTAAGTTACTTCCTAAACACCCACAAGTAATTGACCTAAGTTATTTTCATCACAAACTACATGCTGGATTAAGTTTTTATAATTCAGGATTTGATACTGCAACAGCAGTTATCGTAGATGGTGCTGGAACTTTCTTTACTGCAAACATGGGCGGTGATCCTAACAATCCAACTACACTTTGGGAAACAGAAAGCATTTACACTTGTGAATATCCTGCAACTATTAAAACAGTGTACAAACATTTAGGTACTTATGGTCCACTTGTTGGTGCTGAATATCCAAAGTTTAACGCAGACTTTTTCGGTGAAGGTGACGGAACTATACCTGAAATTGTTATTAGTGAAACAGCAGGTATTGTAAAAACATATGAAGCAGTAACTGAATACTGTGGCTTTAGTTTTATTGAAGCAGGCAAGACTATGGGACTATTTCCATATGGTAAAGAAAACAATAATATTCCTAAATTGTTTACAGAAGATTTAACAAATCCGTTATCAAATAGAAATGTAATTATTCCAACATACCCTAATGGTGCTTATGTTAATAAAAACTTTATTGAAGAAACAAGAGACCGTCAAGGTCAAGAAGAAGATGTTACAAAATTAGATAACAGAAGAGACATGGCGTATGCTGTGCAAACACAAACGCAAAAACAAGTTGCTGACTTAATTAGAAAAGCAGTTAAGATGACTGGTAATAAGAATATTGTTCTTAGTGGTGGTTATGGATTAAACTGTGTTGCAAATTATTGGTACTTAGAAGAACTAAAAGACGAAGGCATTAATTTATATGTTGAGCCTGTTAGTAATGACGCTGGTACGGCAATGGGTGCGGCAATGATTCAGCATAGACTTATTACAAATGACAGCAGTAGACACGAAGCAGTTGATACATTATACAACGGACCACATTATCATTATACTGACGAAGAAATTAGCATTATAGCAGAGAAGCATGAAGCAGAAGTATTTGATACTTCAGATGGATATATTGTTGATTTAATCTCTGATAAGAATATTGTTGCTGTATTCCAAGGTCAAAGTGAGAACGGTCCACGTGCTTTAGGTAATAGAAGTTTCTTATATGATCCAACAGATCCAGATGGTAAGGATCATGTAAACAAAGTAAAACGCAGAGAATATTTCAGACCATTTGCTGGAACTATTCTTGAAGAAGATGTACATGAATGGTTTGACTTACGCGGTATGAAAAGTTCACCTACAATGATGTATGCTGTAAACTGTCAACCAGGCATTGAACAAAAGATTCCTGCTATTATACACGTAGACGGAACTTGTCGTATACAAACGGTGAACGAAAAGCAGAACAAAAACTACTACAATTTAATTAAAGCATTTAAAGAAAAAACAGGTGTTCCTATGGTGTTTAACACAAGTTTTAATTTAGGTGGTGAACCTTTAGTTGAAACATTGGATGATGCTGTACGTACACTTGCTAAATCCGACGTAGAATACCTATATTTGCCCGAATATTCTAAACTTATTACAGTCAAAAATTAAATCTTCTTAAGCGATAAATATACTAAAGAGGACTATTATGTTTGATATTGGTAAATTTTTCGGTAAAGGCTTAAAGAACACAGTACTAATGAAAAACGGTACTAATTTAAGTTATCACGGACCATGGAAGAAAATCACAGAAGATACACTGCTTGACAGATGGCTTGTAGGTGATTTTTGTGCGGCAGAATACACTATTGTTGCTGATCTAAGCACATTTCAAAAAGAGATTGTTAAGTGTTTAGTAGTTGCTGGTCCAAGCACAGCAGAATTAGTTGTATATGGACGTAGCAACTTAGGAAATCAAATTCTTGATGTAACTGCTACAGTTAATGACAGTTACGTAAACATTATTGTTAATGCAAAACCATTAGATGATTCAGCACCAGGACGTGGTGCAAAATGTGTATTCAGTGCAAACTATTATCAAACACAAAACGTATTGGTACCTGCATAATGAGGAGAATATAGTATGGCTGTAAACTACATACCGTTAGAAGCAGAACACGGATTTAAGAGTCCTGGATTTAGTGTTGATGCTGAAGGTAACGTTACACTTAAAAGTCTAACATATTCTGTTGTAGAAGAAGAAATTGTTGAAAATAGATTCTACATGAGACAGTCAGGTGAAGGTAATTCATCTGCATTTATTGAGAATACAACATACAACACAGGTACACAAATTCCAGCGGAAAACCCTTCATTTAGTTTAGTAAGAGGTACAACGTATTCATTTGATTTAGCAAACTTTCCTTTCTTAACTTTTAATATTTTTTATGTTGATCCAACTGCACAATCAGCAACATTAATTAATCTTGTTCCTGTTATATTTTATAGCGATGGTTTAAGTTATGTAGATCCAAACACCAATGAAACACTAACAGAATTACAAGCACAAGGTAAATCCAATGGGGTTGTAACATTTAAGGTTCCAGCACTTGCACCAGAGACATTATATTACGCTACTGGTGACGGTACTATTTACGGAACTATAACTACATCAGATCCAACCATTACAGGTGTGGGTGCATTTAGTAGTTTAAATGTTATCGGTGATGTTACATTTACAGGTCAAGATGCAGAAATTCAGATTGCTCCACAAGGTGCATATGGTAGTGTAATAATTAACCCTGTAGGACAGGGTACAATGAGCAATATGTATGTAAATGCATTGACGTTGACTGCTACAGATACAGTAACATTAAGTCCAGTTGATGATAATGTTACAATTACACCAAGCGGAACAGGAGTATTAACATTAGATACAGGTGGTATAGGATCAATAAATAACATGTCGATAGGACAAACTACTGCAAGAGATGGTTCGTTCTTAGCGTTGAATGCCTCAAATGGGTTAAATAGTACTGTAATAGGAAATGTAACTCCTGCGGACGCAACGTTCACAAAAGCAATAGGACAACAAAGACCGGTGACTGAAAAAGAATTGACAAACAAAGCATACGTAGATAGTACAGCAACAGCGTTGGCTATTGCATTAGGAGTTTAACGTAAATGGCAAAGACTAAAATTAATGATTATATTTTCCATACAGGAATTCCTATTAGTGGAAACTATCACCCGAATGCTTACTACCTAATCCAACAAAACGTTGAGTTTCTAAAAGACGAAACTCGTGCTTGGATTAACGATGCAATTACAAGACAAGTAACAGCAGGTGTTCATACACCAACAAGTGCAACTTACGAACCTACAACAGGTGTAATGACACTTACTATTACAGGTCACCCTTATCAAGTAGGTGACTATATTAAGTTTGAAGCAGGTGCAATTACTTTTGATCAACAAGCAATTCCTCATTCAACTACTCCTGATATCATTAAAGTTGATGCTGTTCCAGATGCAAACACAATTACAATTAACGCAGGTACAAGTACAAATCAATTAGCACACGCATTCCAAAGTGCATCAGCAGATGGTACAAAGAGTGTGATGTATGGTTACACAAATGACAGTGATGACAAGTGTGAAAGAGATATGGGTTACAACCTTATTGGTGGTGACACTTATAATCCTGTACAAGATCAACCAGGTGGATTATTACACGATTTAAGATACAACGGTAACGAACAAGCACGTTATCTTGCTTCAACATATTGGGATGGAGCATTACCACAAATTGACGGCGATAGGTTGCCAGAGAAAGCGGCAAAGGCAAAGTGTGTTGATATTATTAACAACTACATTTTAACAAATACTGATTATACAACTAAACAATCACCAGCAGTAACTTATCAATATAAAAATGATGAATACGTTTCTGAATCAACAGCGGCGGCACAGGTAAAAAAAGTACTTGTTGATACTATTGGTACTGTTATTGTTTCAGGTCTTGATGCAATGCCAGACTTTCATAGAGCGGAAATTAGTAGAGCAATTTTTCCAACAAAAGTTACACAAGATAATTTACTACTAATTACTGATACAACTGTTAACCAGGTTCTATTTAATTTTAGTGATCCAGGTAAAGGCGCAGGAGTAAGATATGCATATGAGTCAGTAGAATTTACACCAACATACTTTTACTTTCAAAAGTTTCTTGAAAATACTGATACAATTACACAAGTATTATTTGATACTGATACAACAAACACAGAATTCCTTACAGGTTCAAGAGCATTAATTTTAAACAACAAAGAATTTATTAAAGACGAAGTACGTGCTTGGATTGTAGATAACGTTACTAACGCAACAGCAGGAAGTATATGGGACGGTTATACTTACAATTCACCTAAGTGTGAAAGAGATACAGGATATAACATTGATGCAATGTTAAAAGATTTACGTTACGGTGGTAATGAATATGTAAGAGATACAGCATCAAAATATTGGGTAGGTCCTACACCACAGATTGACGGTACACGTGAGCAAGAAATTGCCGCGAAAAACTTTATGCGAGATTTAATTAACAATTACATCTTACCTAAAACAGTATATCCAACTAAACAAACAGGTACTCCGGAAACTACACAATATTTCTTAGGTGCGGCAAGCGAATTAGGTGCTCAGGATCGTGTTACAGAATTAGCAAAAATACTTACAGATGTAATTACAGGTGGACTTTCAGTTTTACCATCAGAAGAAAAAGTTACTGTATGGTCAGACACAGATACATTACAAATTTTTGTTGATCAAGGTGACTTAAAAGTTAGACCATATGACTTTGGTACTGACGCAATTGAAAGACACAGAGTTGCAAACGCTCTATCAATGCTTGACGCTGACTTTGAGTACGGACTACAGCCTACCAAGTGGCAAGCGATTGGTACAATGCGTGGTTATCCATCAACATACGAAGTACCAGGCACTGATACAGGGGTTGCAGGTGTTACTACTGATGCATCATCAGGCAGTAGCGGAGTTGGTCAATCCTTAATTACTGTAACAACAACTGCACCACATGGATTTGAAGAAGGTAATCCAATTACTATTAGAGGTTTAGCAGGAGAGGTTGCAGGTAACGGTCGTGCTGAAGGTACATTTATTATTAACAGTGTTGTTGATAATACAACTTTTACATATTACGCAAAGGCTAAAGTTGGAATATCAGCAGGTACATCACTTGTAACGTTCTATACAATTTTAAGACAAGCGGCATTTTACACAGGTGCAAGTATTCAGGGTGACACTCCAACATTCGAAGTTACTACACAAGGTTCATCAGGATCATTTACTATGCCATTGGCGGCGGCAACCGGAGCAGACAGAATTACATTTACTGGTGCAGTACCGGCACTTGGTGCTCCACTTGTAGCAGTACCAGGCGGTATACCATTAGGTTCTCAGGTTACTGGTGTAACAGGTACAGGATCAATTATTGATACGCCTGTATTGACATCAGATATAGCACAAGGTTCAACACAAATTACAGTTGAAGATGCTACAGCAGTTGAAGTTGGTGCTGGTCTTGATAGAGGTGATGGTACAGCAACTTTCGTAACAAATGTTGCAGGTAATGATTTAACATTATCAGAAGCAACAACAAGAATTCTTGTTGGTAACACAGTAAACTATGTAGGAGTTACTGGTAATAATGATACTTCAATTGGTAACGGTGCAAGTTTTGATGTTACAAGAACATCTGGTGTATATACAACAGCACTAAACGCCGCTGGTACAGATTATAAAGTTGGTGATAGAATACAAATTGGTGGACAACAACTTGGAGGTGCTGACGGTGCAAACGATTTAACAATTCTTATTGATACTGTTGACACTCTTGGAGAAGTATTAACATTTACAGAATCAGGTGTAGGCTTTGATGGTAATGGTACATTCTTTAATCAAGAAGGTAACTTATCAGGCGGACTTGGTAGTGATGGTAATTTTGATGTTGTATATACTAATAATGCTTATACAGTTTCAATGGCATCACCAGATACATCAACAGGTTATACTGTTGGTGATGTAATTAAAATTAGTGGTTTCGATTTAGGTGGCGCTGATAGTACAAACGATTGTGTTATGACAGTTACTGGTATTGGTGCTGGCGGATCAATTACAAGTGTAAGTGCAACAGGTACAGCAGTTGACGCAGATGTAACTTACAGTAATCCTGCAAACACTTCTACAACAGTTAACGGTGTTGATGCTTCGTTTAACGTACAGAGAATTGGTACAGTTTATTCAATTACTGTTACTAACGCAGGTTCAGGTTACTTGGCGGCAGAGAACTTTACAATACTTGGTTCAGAGTTAGGTGGTACTGACGGTGTAAACAATTTAACAATTACAATTTCATCAGTTGATGTTAACGGTGCTATTACAGGAACAAGTATTTCAGGTACAGCAGTTAATACTAAATCTTATCCAAACGTAATTAACATTCAAAGAGTAGTTGGTAACGGTGTACAATTCCAAATTGGATTAGCAGGTGGTACTTACACAGTTAGTATTGACAGTGCAGGATTTAATTACGGTGTTGATCAAGAGATTGTAATCAACGGAACTAATTTAAGTGGTGCAAGTCCAACAAACGATTTAACAATTACTATTACAAGTGTTGACTCAGGTGGAGGAATTACAGGAGTTTCATTTACTGGTACAGGTGCTACAGGAAGTGGCAGTGTAACAGCAATCCAAGGTAATAATCAAAACAATTCAGGTTCGGGTGCAATCTTTACAGTTACAAGAAGTGGCGGAACATACAGTCTTGTTGTTGCAACTGATGACGGATCAAGTTATGAAGTAGGTAACAGAATTATTATTCCAGGTGATCAACTTGGTGGCGCTACTCCTACAAACGATTTAACATTACGTTGTACACAAGAATCAACAGAAGGTGACTTTGTTGGTATTAATGTTAGTGGTACAGCAGTTTCAGGTGAAACATTAAACACTTACAGTTCTGTTACAATGTCAGAAGAAACAACAGCACCTATTGCAGGCTCAAGTGTTGTTACTTACAGTGCATTAGCAAGTATTAGAATTACATTCCAAACACCACATGGACTTGTTCCAGGTAACTCTTTTGCAGTTACAACAACATCAGGCGATGGTGTAAACAATCATGAACTTGCATCAGGACCATTTAGTGCTACAGCAGTTCCAAGTTTAACACAACTTGAATACCAATGTAGATCACCAGGAAACATTGATACAGGTACTAACAATGATGAACCTATTATTGGTAACGTTTATCCAAGACCAGATTCGTTCTTTATACACAGACCATATGATGGTGGTGTGCAGTTAGGAACAGGTGGACCACAACACGGGTCACAAGCAATTAGACAGAGTAAAAAGTATATTAGATACCAGTCAGGTAAGGGTATTATGTATACAACGGGTGCTTTGTTTGCTCCAAGTTATAACATTCTTAATATTACATCGGCAAGTACTGCTCAAGGTGCAATTATTACAGTAACAACTGACGAAACAGAACACGGATTACAAATTGGTGGTGTGGTTAGAATCATTGGTGTTAAGACTGTAGGCTATAATGGCACATATACAGTTACAGATATCAACGATGAAAATACATTTGAGATTGTTGCACAAGGTGCATTAGGAAGTACAACACCAGAACTTACATCAGAATGTCAAGTATCGGTTAACAAGTTCCACGGTGCAACTGTACGTTCAGGAGCATTTGATGATCAGAACGGTATTTTCTTTGAATATGATGGAACACAATTTAGTGCTGTACAAAGAACTGCAACATTACAGTTAGCAGGTACAGTTAATATTAATGTTGACTCAAACACATGTACAGGTACTAACACAAGATTTAGAGAACAATTAAAAGCAGGTGATAGAATTGTGTTAAAAGGTATGACACACGTTGTATCACAGGTTGTTAACAATACAACAATGTATCTAACACCAGACTTTAGAGGTGTTACTGATGTACAAGCAAGTAAGATTTGTTTAGTTAAAGATAAGAAAACAGAACAGAAAGATTTTAACAGAGATAGAATGGACGGTACTGGTCCAAGTGGATACAACTTAGATATATCAAAAATGCAGATGGTAGGTATACAGTATTCATGGTATGGTGCTGGTTTTATTGACTACATGCTACGTGGTGCTGATGGTAACTTTGTATTCTGTCACAGAATGCGTAACAGTAACGTTAACACAGAAGCATTTATGAGAACAGGTAACATGCCTGTACGTTATGAAATTACAAACGAAGGTCCAAGTGGTAAATTAGCAAGTGATATTACAGATTCACAAACTATTATACCATTACAAGACGCTTCGTTCTTCCCACCCGAAGGTGGTATTGTTTACATTGATGCTGAGATGATACGTTTCACAGGTGTTGATGGTAAAAATTTAACAGGTTGTACAAGAAGTTCACCGATGACAAACTTTGCATCAGGTGCAACAAGAACATACACTGGCGGAGTGGCGGCAACACACGATAGAAACACAGGAGTTGTGTTAGTAAGTAATACAATTAGTCCAAACATATCACACTGGGGATCAGCGTTTATTACAGACGGTGGATTTGACAGTGATAGAGGATACTTATTCAGTTACAAAGCGACAGGTGTTAGTATTAGTACTACAAGATATACATCTTTCTTGATTAGATTGGCACCAAGTGTTAGTAACGCACTTGTTGGTGACTTAGGAGAAAGAGAACTTTTAAACAGAGCACAGTTGCTACTTGAAGGACTTGAGGTTACAACGGATCAACCAGCAGGTTCAGACACAGGTGGTATTGTTATTGAAGGTGTGCTTAATCCACAAAACTATCCATTGAATCCAAATGATATTGGTTGGGCAGGTATTTCAGGTGTTGCACAAGGTGGACAACCAAGTTTCGCACAGATTGCACCAGGTGGTTCTGTTAACTGGTCTTCAGATACACAAGAAACTACAACAGCAGTTACAGTAGAAGACGAACAAACAGCAACATTATTATCAAGTACAATTTATAACAATAGAAGTAATAGAAATTACATCTTTATTGCACGTAGTAATAACGGACCTTCACCAAACATTGACGATGCATTTGATAATCCAAGCGATATTCTTGGTGCACCTATTACAGGTACAAGTATTCCTGCTAACTCTACAGTAACACAGGTATATGCTCCAAGTGGATCACAGTACGGTTATATTAGAATTAGTAATAATACTAATGCAAACATTAACAGAACTGCAACTACATTTACAGTATCCAACCAAGGTGATGCGTTTGTTAACTCTAACTTCTTATACTTAGATAAATCAAGTTTAGATACTGCAGGAGTTACACCAGGTACAGAGGTTGCGGCTTCAGATAGTAACTGGCCATCAGGTACACAGGTAACAAGTATTACAGAAGAACGTTTTGGAGCGTCAGGAACTTATTATTATAAGGTTAACTTCTCACAGTCCGCTAATACAACCATTAATGCCGCTGGCACTGTAACGTTTATATTTAGAAATCCACCATATGCACAACCAGGAGAAACAATCTTCTCATTCATTGCACAACCTGGAGAAAGATCAACGCTGGATCTTGCATTTATTAAAGAACTTACAAATACTACATTGGGTGGTAGGGGTACATTCCCGAATGGACCAGACGTGTTAGCCATTAACGTTTATAAAACGTCGGGTGCGGCAATTACTGGTAACGTTATTCTTAGATGGTCTGAAGCACAAGCCTAAGGCATTGTGGGTGGCGGAGAATTTTTCTTAATTACTTCTTTTTGGCTATCACCAGGTATAATTCTGTAATTATCTTCCACTGAATCAGCAGTACTAACTTCACTAATACTACTATTGTCTTCAAGAGCAATTAACTGGTGTGGTTGTAGTGGTGGATTGTGCCATGTATCCCCAGGATTTAATTCTTTGCTGTATAACACAGCGTCTTTTGTATCAATCCATTTAACTTCGAAGCGTCCTGAGTTGACAAACCATGATTCGTCCTTCTCTTTATGAAAATGCATTGAGAATTTCTTGCCTGCTTTTTCAAATACCATAAGTTTGCCACAATACTTGTCAGTTGTTGCCCATATTAGTTCGTAGCCCCAACCCTTTTCTACTTTACCTTCAAGTCTACTCATTTTTTACTCCATACTTCTTTAAATTTCTTGTAAGCACCTTTAAACTTACTCTGAAATATTAGATTACTTACAAAACTTGCACGATATTTTTCTTCATCTTCATCTTGTACCGTAGTTTCAAGGTTTGCAATCTTTATTGGTACGTACATTGCTAATGGAGTGCCTTTTTCAAGCAAAAATTCGCCTTCTTTTTTGATTAACAGTTGTTGGTTAATCTGATGGCTCCATTCCGTGTGTGTTATACCAGGCATACACGTAAAATATTCGTTAAAATCATAAAACATTGGTAATTGCATCATTGCCCAGCCAGGACTTGTACGCACACGCCAAGGACAATCAGTTTTTGCAACACATACAAAGTCATCTTTGGCATTTTGTGGTGCATGTTCTAAAAATTGCTTGTCAGTGTGCAGGCTCATAGTAAAGTTTTCATTACTTGAGTGCCATGCAAAGTTTTTATTGTCTGCTTTGATGTGAAAGTCGCACCACATAGGTACAACATACGCATTTTTATATAAATCTATGAAACCAGGACAGTTCTTGATAGTGCCTTTGTCTGCAAAGTCCTCAGTCAAGTACTTAGGTGCATGTTTGAACCATTCAGGCATGAATTTTGTTGCATCTTTGATTGGTTCGACTTTAGTAAGTCCAGGAACAACGCTCCACCATTCAACTTTACAATCAGTTTGGTTGGCCATTTACCCATTCTCCTACACTAAAGCACTTATGCTCAATAGTTTCTTTTAATTTGTCATTGTCAGCACACGTATATTTTTGATATTGTGCCTTAATGTTTTCCGGCATTGGTATTTCTTCAATCTTTGCACCATACTTGTTTGCAATAACTTGTGCAACTTGTAAAAATGAAGTAGCAACGCCACTACCAATGTTCCAAATACCACTTTTATCAACATCAAGCATTTTTTCATGCATCACTGCAACATCTTCAACACAAATAAAATCACGTTTAAACTTACCACTACCTTCGAACACTTTTATAACACCAGTTTCTTTGGCTTGTTTAGTAAACTTACTAATTGGGCTCATCATATCGCCTTTGTGTTCTTCTCCGTGACCATAAACATTGAAATATCTAAAGCCTTGTATGTTAACTCTAAACTCATTTAGGTGTTGTGTTACAAATCTATCAACAAGGTACTTTGTCCAAGCATAAGGACTGCGAGGATCTAACTCTAAGTCCTCTCTAAAGTGTGTTAGTTCTCCATACACACTTGCCGAACTTGCATATTGTAAAGAAGTACCCATCATATCACAAATTTCAATCAACTTCATTGTGTACTCATAGTTGTGTTGCATAATCTTTTCAACATCACGTTCAGTTGTACTTGAAATTGCACCCAAATGTATAATTCTATCGTATTGTTGAGCATCTGGAAACTTATTAATTTCCCAAGGGAAGCCTTCCACATCATGTCCTTTTGCTTTTAGGTATGATGCTACATTTGAACCAATAAATCCTTGGTAACCTGTAACTAAAATTCTCATATTTTCATCTTCTCTATAATACTTGTTGTTGATTGATCTTTTACTGTTGGAAAAATTTCTACTTCTGCAAGTTCATGACCTACAACTGTTTCAACAGTGTAATCTCCACCCTTAATAATTAAGTCTGGTTGAAATCTTTCAATACAATTAATGGGAGTATCTTCATCAAATATTACAACTTCGTCAATCCATGGTAAAAGTTCAAGATTCATTTTACGTTGTAATTGATTGTTAATAGGTCTGCCTTCTCCCTTGAGTCTTTTTGTACTTGCATCGCTGTTAATACCTACAATAAGTTTTCTACCTTTTGATCTTGCATGTCTTAACAGTCTAAAATGTCCTTCATGTAGTATATCAAACACGCCATTGGTCCAAACTACTTGTCTTTTTAAATCTTCTGTTTGTATTGCATATACACCTCTGTGTTCTACTGATCTTGCACCAGCATAACAGGCTAACTTACATGCGGCAAACACATCCATACCTCTTTTAATACCATAAGCAATAACGGCAAGTACAGTATCACCAGCACCAGTTACATCTGCAACTTCTCTTACAGGTTCTTTGTAGTGTTGATATTGTAATTCATCACTTAAAACGTGTATACCATTAGCACCGTCTGTTACTACAAGATATTTCCAACCATGTTCTTTGATTGCAAAGAAAGCAACTTCTCTATTAAATTTTCCAAACCATGTTTTGTATTCTTTCATGTTTGGTTTCACAAGAAATGCACCTTTGTATACTTCTGGTCCTTGTTTAGGATCAACTAAAACTTTGCATTTTTTATTATTAAGTTTTTCTACTAAATGTGTACCAATGGTACCTTTGTTATAATCACTTAAACATACAATATCTTCTTCGTTAACACTTTCAAGGAATCTTGCTTGTGCTTTACCTTTGTATTTTTTCTCTTTATCCCAACGCATGATGTGTTGTCCACGTTGGCCTACTAATCTTGTTTTAGTAGTTGTAATTTCTGCATCTGATTGTATGCTACAATCTATATTATTTGTTGTTTCAAGTATTTTTAGAACATCAAAACCTTCGTCGTCCATACCTACTGCACCAAACAAAGAAACGTTGTCAACAATGTTGCTAAGATTAAGTGCAAGATTAGCCGCACCACCTATACTGTTTTTTCTTTCAATTTCTTTTAGTACTGGTACAGGTGCTTCAGGACTAATTCTACTGGCTTTCCCAATAATCCAACTGTCCAGCATTATGTCGCCGTAAACTTTTATCATGTTAACTCTCTAATATGTCAATCAACTCAAACACTGTCTGCAACTTTGTAATATTAGTTTTGTTTTGTAGTGTGTTTCTTAAACCTTGATGCAAAGGCTTTGGATACTTACTAAAACTTGCCCAAGAATAACCATCATGTTCTTCATTTAGATCAGGAATAAATTCTTCTTTAACAACTATTAGGTATGTATGGAAATTGAACTTTTCGTCGGTGCTGACAAAAGTTTCTAAAGGTATAGTTTTTACTGATTTTGGTGTAGTACCAATTTCTTCTTTGATTTCTCTATGTAAAGCATCAATAGGCGATTCGTCAACAGCACCACGGCCACCTACCAAACCCCAAACATTGTTCTGTTTGCTTTGAGTTCTATGTAAGAATAAAAAACGTTTAGTTTTTAGTGCATAAAATAATGCACCACTGCAATTGATTTTGTCGCTCATACAAGTAATTATTTAAAATTGTATGCGCCACGCTCCATTCCGGTACTCGCCTTCAATGGATTTGACCCATTCTGTACCTGTCCATTTGTATTGGATACTTGTATTTAGGTTAGTTACAAATTTGATGTCAGATACTGTACTTGAATCAAACAGTATTTGCCATTTTGTACCAGTCCATTCTACTATATCATTTTCACTTGCAATAAAGTCTGTACCGTCATTGTTTTTCCAAGCATCAGCACCATCAGTATTTGTTGCACTACCAATAGAACCTAATAATAATACTCTAACACCGTTTGATTTAATAGTAGTTGGATTAAAGTTAGTTGGATCAATAATATAATCTATCTTATTCCTATCGCCTGTTGAACCAGTAAGGACCATATCACTTGGAATAGTATCTTCGTCCCAATTAATAATTAATGTTGTTTCATCTGTTGGATTAACTGCAACAGTACCGTTGACACTTTGATTAATATCTAATCTTGTTAATTGTAGTTGACTTAGACCTGATCTAAATGTACCTGGTAACGCTTCAAAGAAACCATTCCAGTTAGTATTACCAACAACACCTCTATGTATAAGTTGTGCAGTGTTACCTAACACAAGTAAATCGTAATCATTGTATGCTGTAATGGCAAGTCCTGCTGTATCTTTACGTGTAGTAGTTCCGTCTTTGTCTTCCATAAACACGCCTTCGCCGAATTCGTCATTGTAACGTTTAAGTTCAGGCATAGTAGCACCAAGGTCAACGTTACCTGTGTCTTCGTTAAACATACTCATTATAATGTTTGTTATAACACCAAGTTTTTTAACTTTGACAGGTGGTGAAATGTATATAGGTGTAGTAAATGTTAACGATCCAACATCAATCTCGCTTTCAGTACCTGTAGGCATTGACCTACTACTAAAATTAACACTTTCTAAATCAACTACACTTAAACTTGTCCAGTCAATGTAGTTGTCTGTTGTTTGTATTTCTAAACTTGGATTAAACAGCATTAATATCTGTTCCATAATTTGTAATTTTTGTTCTGTGTTAGTTGACCATATGTCAGCGGAAACAGTTAACTTGTAAGGTGTAGGCATTAAACGCTCTACTGTTACATTTTTACCTTGTGTGTTTAAATATTCGTTATTTGTTTCGTCATAATCTCTTTCACGCAAGTGTACTTTACCAACAAATGAAGCATCTGCAAGTCTATCTCTATCTAATTCTAATCCTGTAATGTAAACACCTATACGTGGCGCACTTGGAATTTTGTTTTCACTGTTATCTCTAAGAATATGACCAACCTGACGTGTAATATCTCCGTACATTACCGGAACTTGTGTAAGTTTACCGTCACCGTCTTTGTAAGAAAAATTACTCATGAGTCTAATCATCTGAGTAATATATCTTCTTATCTGTCCATCATAAAAATGTTGCATTATTTTTTACACCCACAATCGTTAAGGAAGAAATGTACAACTGCCATTGTAAACCACATCCATGTCATTTCACTAACACCAAATAAACTATTCCCATGCATACCCATATCTTTTGCTAAAAAAATTACACCTAAAATTCCAAAAATTAATCCTGCTACATTGTGTTTCATTAATTATCCGCCTTTGGTTTCATTGCTTTACTTAAACTTTGTCTTTCTGGAATAGTTTCACCAGCAATGGTTCCTGAATTAGTATTATTAATGAATCCAGTTTTATGTGTATTTCTATTATCTTTGTTAGATAATGTCATACGTACTTTATCTTCCATTTTGACCCAACGTTGTCCGTCAAATCTAAACAATCTATTTGGCATAAGATCAGTCCTTAAAAAGTAATCACCTTTTGCTGTGTTTGTTGGGAAACCTATACCATGTCCAAATGCTTCTCCATTTGGTGGAATACCATCGCCAAGTAAGTAACCACTGTAACCTTCTCTGTCTGGTGTTTGATTTACTCTACTTGCATCTAAGTTTCCGGCATTAACACTTGCGTCAATTGTTGCTTCGTCGGCAGTTACAAGTTCTGGTTTACCTTGTGCATCTGTTTGTAATGTGTATAATGAAGTTGTATCATAACCAGATTCTGGTGAGTCTGCTTCTGCTTGATTAAGAATAGCATCGTTAATTTGCATTTCTTTATCGTATGTAGAAAGTACATCACGTAATGTTTGTGAACTACCTTCTTCTGTTGGTAAATCAAGTATATCCTTGAACTCTTGTGAGTCAACAATTTGCTTCATCTTGACTCTGTACAAGTGTGGATACCAACTTTGTGAAAATCCTTCTGCCGCTCTGTTTACATCTTCAACTACATAGAAACGTTTTAGTGCTACTTGGTAATCATTTAATGCATGTTCATCTTTTAAGTGTGGCATTTCAAATACATCACCTGGCATAATTTTTCTACCAAGTGTTTTTACACTATAGTTGATTGGAATAGTCATAAACAATGTGTCGTTGGTTAAGAATAAACCAAACTGACTCATATCAAAGTCAACATCTTGTACATTGTAGATCCCACGCAAAACGTAAATATCTGGATCATACTTTCTATCACGGTTTTCCATGAAAAGCATGTCTTGAATATTAGTTTCTTTTACAGCATCATATCTTGGAGCAGAAGGTGTAGCATCTGCTTCATCAGGATTCTTAGGACCTAAGTATTTGTGTACAAAAACGTCGGTTCCCCCGACTGTAAACATCTCTGTAATAGTCTTATCAAGGAAATCGTAGTCTTTGCCCTTCTCGGGTTTATATAAACTTATTCTCGGCATAGTACTTGTATTTATCGAACGCATAAATACTAATGGAGACGAAAGATTATGGCCAATATAACAACAGCAAAACAAGAAGTATTCGATTATGTAAACGCTATGCTTGGCGGAGGCATGGTTGATGTTGAACTTGATCCAGAACATTACGAAATAGCAATCAAAGCATCATTTGACAAATTCCGTCAAAGAAGTGATAATTCTGTTGAAGAGTCATATATGTTTCTTGAGTTGGTACTTGACCAGAATGAATATACACTACCAGATGAAGTAGTAGAAGTTAGACAGATGTTTAGACGTTCAATTGGATCAAGAACAGGTGGCGGAGATGGTGGAACATTATTTGAGCCATTCAATTTAGCATACACAAACACTTACTTGTTATCAAGTTCTAACATGGGTGGTTTAGCAACATACAATCTATTCGCTGGTTACCAAGAACTTGTAGGAAGAATGTTTGGTTCATTTATTGAATTTACTTGGAACACAGCAACTAAAAAATTAACTGTTCTACAAAGACCAAGAACAGGCGAACAGGTATTATTACAAGCATACAACTACAGACCAGACTTCCAAATACTTACAGACTATCTTGCAAAGCAATGGATCAAAGATTACACACTTGCTAAATGTAAGTTTATGCTTGGAGAAGCAAGAAGTAAATTTGCCACAATCGCAGGACCACAGGGTGGATCAACACTTAATGGTGATGCACTCAAAGCAGAAGCACAAGCCGAAATGGACAAACTTGAAGAAGATCTAAAATTACAGGTTGCAGGTGGTCAAGGCTACGGTTTCAGTATTGGTTAAAAAGTACTTGACAAAAGCATAAATTTATACTATACTATAACTTAAATTAAACTTATAGAGGAGTATTCTTTGTGCTAATAGGCATTTGCGGATTAATCGGATCTGGTAAAGACACAGTCGCTCAAAATCTAATAGATAACCATAACTTTGTAAAAATATCGTTTGCTGACAAACTTAAAGACGCAGTAGCATCTATGTTCAGTTGGGATAGAGAACTGCTTGATGGCAAAACTGACAAATCAAGAGCATGGCGTGAGCAAGTAGATCAATATTGGACGCAGGAAACTGGTAGAGAAATTACTCCAAGACTTGTACTACAAGAATTTGGTACAGAATGTATGCGTGAAGGCTTCTATGATGGTATCTGGGTAAGCCTTACTAAAAAGCATATTATTGATAATCCTAATACACACTTTGTTATTCCAGATGTACGTTTTCCAAATGAAGCAAAAATGCTATATGAAGTTGGTGGACAAGTTTGGCGTGTAAAACGTGGGCAGGATCCTATTTGGTTTAGAATATATCAAGATGTTGGTGTTGAACCCAAAGATGTACATGCATCTGAATGGGCATGGGCACACACAAAATTTACACACACTATTGATAATAACGGTACGTTGTTAGATCTTAAAAATCAGGTTCAAGATCACCTTGTTTCCAGCGGGAACCTTCTCTCTGCATAGCAATCTGGCAGTTAGCACAGATAGTTTTCATATTACTTGGACGATTGTTGTTTAGATCACCGTCTATGTGAAACACTCTCATTTGTTCTCTAAACGTGGCTTTAAAGTTACACTTCTCACAATGTGTTTTTTGTCTATAACCTGCTTGGTACCACTTAGGTTCACCCAGTTCTTTGCCCTTGTTGCGAATACATACATCACACTTGGTTCTATAAAAAGTCTTGTTGCCTTTTCTGTAGTTAACAGCAACAGGTCTTTTACCGCATTTGCATAAAGGTCTCATGTTAGTATTTACCTACCCTTTTGATGCCCTTTTTGACATGGTGTTTAGCATACTTTTACGTCTACGTTGCTAAATACATATAATAAGTTCAACAGGAGAACAAATATGGCAAACTTAGTATCACCCGGAGTACAGGTCAGCGTTATAGATGAAAGTTTCTATACACCTGCTGAACCAGGCACTACCCCAATGATTTTTGTTGCTACGGCGCAAGATAAAGCGAACGCAAGTGGCACAGGTACAGCAAGGGGAACAACGAAAGCAAACGCTGGAGTTCCGTTCTTGCTTACATCACAAAGAGATTTATCCGAAACTTTCGGAGATCCTTTGTTTTATACAGATAACAACAACAATCCAATTCATGGATCAGAGATTAATGAATATGGACTACAAGCGGCTTACTCATACTTAGGAGTTTCCAACAGAGCTTTTGTTGTAAGAGCAGACATTGACTTGAACGAACTTCAAGCAACTGCGAATGCACCAGCGGCTGATCCGGCTGATGGAACTTACTGGTTTGATACGCAAATTAGTAGAATGGGCATTTTTGAATGGAATGGCAATCCTGCTACAGCAACAGGTGGTCAAACATTTACATTAAAAACACCAACAGTAATTACAGACGCAACTAAATTAGTAGGCGGACAAGCAACTGGTATTCCTTTAGCATCAGTTGGTAAAATTGGTGACTATGCAACAGTGGCAACAACTACAATTAACAAAACGTACTACAAAAACACAAGTGGTACTTGGGTTAAAGTTGGAACTGACGCATGGCAGGCAAGTTGGCCAACAGCAGTTGCGGCAACAAGCAATCCAACTGTAACAGGTGGTAAAACTTTAACTATTAATAGTAACACAATTACAGCATCAGGCACAGCATTAGCAGATGTTGTTAGTGATATTAATGGTGCAGGTATTGCAGGCGTAACAGCAAGTGCAGTAAACAGCAGATTGAACATTTTCTCAACTGGTGTTGCTCTTGTAATTGCAGACGGTACAGGTTTAGCGGCTGAATTAGGTTTAACAGCGGCAACTTACAATGCACCTAAATTAGAAATAGCACCTCACACTGGTGTTCCAGAATACAAAACAACAGACACAACACCAAGACCAAGCGGAAGTATTTGGTTTAAAACTACTGACGCAAACTTAGGTGCTAAACTTTCTGTTAAAGAGTGGAATGGAACTACTGAACTATGGGACAACAAGAGTGTTCCATTATATGCAGATAACGCAACAGCATTGAAAAACTTAGATTCAACAGGCGGAGGTGTAAACCTTTCAGTTGATACTTACTATGCACAAACAAACGTTACTGAATCAGCAGATGTTGAGTATGACTTTAAAATCTTTAAAAGAGTTGCTACTGGATCTACTAAGATTTCATCAGCAATTATCGCAGATCAAGTTTCAAGCGGTACTTACACATTTACAATGAGTGAGTCAACTACAAACTCAGCAACAATGAGTGCGGCAGTAACAGTTAGTACAAATGCAACAGGCGCGGCGGCAGACGCTGAAGAAATTGCAGGAAAAATTAACAGTGCTGGATTTACTAACATTGTAGCAAGTGTAGACGCTTCAAACAGAATTGTTATTGAACACAACGATGGTGGAGAAATTAGAATTGTTGATACAGATGGTGGATTAACATTAGCAGGATTTACTCCTTATGTTGATGCAAACACAGGTACAGCAAACTTATACTATGTACCAGGAACAGACAGTTCAACTAATCCTAAACAGTATATGGCTTCAAACTGGCAAGTACTATCATACACAGCAGGCGATGATGCACCGAGTGCATTAGCACTTGATGGTCAATTATGGTACAACTCAGTTGTTGACGAAGTTGATATTATGTTACACAACGGAACTACTTGGGTAGGTTACCAAGACAGTTCTTCAGGATATCCAAACAGTTCACCAAATGGTCCAATTGTTAGTGCAACAGAACCAACTACACAATCAGATGGTTCAGCACTTGTAAATGGCGACCTTTGGGTTAGTACAGCAGACTTAGAAAACTATCCAGTAATTTACCAATACAATGGAACTACATTGAAATGGGTATTAAGAGATAGCACAGACCAGACTACAGAGAATGGTGTGTTGTTTGCAGATGCACGTTATAACACTTCAGGTGTTAACAGTGGATCAGCAGGTACTATTGCAGATTTAGCGGCAAGTAATTACTTAGACCCAGATGCTCCAGATCCAGCACTATATCCAAAAGGTATGTTGTTATGGAACTTAAGACGTTCTGGATTTAACGTTAAGAAATTTGTACGTAATTCAATCGATCTTGCAGAAGATAATGCACGTACTGGCGACGAGTCAATGGCGTCTTACTATCCACACAGATGGGTAACTGAAAGTGCTAACCAAGCAGATGGTTCAGGTACATTCGGTCGTAAGGCACAGCGTAAAGTTGTTGTACAAGCATTACAGGCAATGATGAACAGCAACCAAGACATTAGAGATAACGAATCAAGAATCTTTAACTTATTAGCAACACCTGGTTATCCAGAGCTGATTGGTGAAATGGTTACATTGAACAATGACAGAGGCTTAACAGCATTTGTTGTTGGTGACTCTCCAATGAGATTAGCAAGTGATGCCACAGGAATTAACAACTGGGCAACAAACGTTAACGGTGCTGTTGAAGATAACGACAATGGATTAGTAACAAGTGACGAATACTTAGGTGTGTTTTATCCAAGTTTATTCACAAGTGACAATGCAGGTAACAACGTAGTTGTTCCAGCATCACATGGTATACTTAGAACTATTGCATTAAGTGATCAAGTTAGTTACCCATGGTTTGCTCCAGCAGGAACAAGACGTGGTGGAATTACTAACGCTTCAAGTGCAGGCTTTATTGATAACGAAGGCGAGTTTAAAACAGTTGCTCTTAACGAAGGTCAAAGAGATACATTGTACAGTAACAAGGTTAACCCAGTAACATTCTTAACTGGTGCAGGTCTTGTTAACTTTGGTCAAAAGACAAGAGCGAAGAATGCAAGTTCTTTAGATAGAATTAACGTTGCACGTTTAGTAATTTACTTACGTGGACAGTTAAACAAACTTGCGAAGCCTTACATTTTTGAGCCTAACGATAAGATCACAAGAGACGAGATCAAACAACAAGCAGATAGTTTAATGCTTGAGCTTGTAGGACAAAGAGCGTTATATGATTTCTTAGTAGTGTGTGACGAAAGTAACAACACTCCATCAAGAATTGATAGAAACGAACTTTATGTAGACATTGCAATTGAACCAGTGAAAGCAGTGGAGTTTATTTACATTCCATTAAGACTTAAAAACACTGGAGAAATAGCGGGCCTATAATATGATAAATAAAAGTAATAGGAGCAAATAAATGGCAATTTCATCACTTTCAAGACTAACAGTACCTTTGGACAGCAACGCGAGTGCAGGTTCACAAGGTTTGTTAATGCCAAAATTGCAGTACCGCTTCAGGGTGTCACTGGAAAATTTTGGAGTGTCAACACCAACTACAGAGTTAACTAAACAGGTTGTCGATGTAACAAGACCTAACGTAACTTTTGAACAGATTACACTTGATGTATACAACTCAAAAGTATTCCTTGCAGGAAAACATACTTGGGAACCAATTACATTAAACTTACGTGAAGATGTAAGTAACAACGTTCAGAAACTTGTTGGCGAGCAGTTGCAGAAACAGTTTGATTTCTTTGAACAATCAGGTGCGGCATCAGGCGCGGACTACAAATTCGTTACACGTATTGAAATTTTAGATGGTGGTAACGGTGCAAACACAGTTAATGTGCTTGAAACATTTGAGTTATACGGTTGTTATTTAGAAAGTGCAAACTACAATCAATTAGCATACGCGACATCAGAAGTAGTTAGTGTTGCATTAAGTATTAGATACGATAATGCGATACAAACACCACAAGGAACAGGTATTGGTACTGCTGTAGGCAGAACTATCAACACACTTGTTACTGGCGGTGGCGCAGTATAATCAAGTTTAAGAGTTTTAAAATAAACGTAGAAAAGGCGCCGAGTGCGCCTTTTTTATTCTATACCCACTTTATTTTTTAGATAAATATTAGTATGGCAAATAAGTTAACCCCATTTCTTGACAATTTAGTATCTGGAGCATTAAGTCCAAAAGGTAACCTTGCAGACTATCAACATGCTTCAAGATTATATGTAGATGATGCATTTAAGTATGCACCTAAGAGTAAGTTTCTTTATCATGTTGCATTCAACATTAATAGAAAGGCTTCTTCAATTATTCCACAACTATCAGAGAAACACAGTAACACTATTAATATGTTAGTTAAGAGTGTTGACTTGCCTAAGTTTGATGTTACTACAGAAGTAAAACATCAATACAATAGAAAAAGAATTTTACAAAAACGCATAGACTACAGTCCTTGTAATTTTACTTTCCATGATGACAACTATGGTCTTACAACTGCAATGTGGGAAGCATACTACAGATATTATTTTAAAGATGGAAACTATGCATCAACTGATACAGCAGGAAGTCCTAACACGACTGCTTCTGCATACAACAGAGCAAACACATTTGCTGATGCAAACTCTCCACAGTCGAAATATAGATATGGTTTTGATAACGATAGTATAGATCCTTTCTTTGATAGCATTGTTGTATATCAAATGTCACGTAAACGTTATACAGCATTTACACTTGTCAATCCTATTATTAATAGTTGGCAACATGACACAATGGATCAAACAGATGGTGCCGGTGTTGCACAAAGTACAATGAGTGTTCAGTTTGAAACAGTATGGTACACAAGAGGTGCAGTGTCAGAAGGTACAGCACCAAAAGGTTTTGCAACAGAACATTATGATAAAACACCAAGTCCACTTTCATTAGGTGGAGGCGGAACATCAAGTCTATTTGGTGTTGGTGGTGTTGCATCAGGTGCGGCAGATGTGTTTGGAGATATTACATCAGGCGATGCATTTAAGTCACCAGGAGCATTGTTAGGTACAGTTTTAAAAGCGGCCAACACTGCAAGAAATGTTAAGGATTTATCTAAAGACGGAATTAGACAAGAAGGCTTTGGAATTATTAAAGGAGCCATTGGAGATGTTGGCGGAATAAATGTTGGCGGAGTTGCAAATACATTTTTTCCTAAAGGTAGTGGCAGTGGATCACTAAAAGATGTTGCAACAGCAGTTGCTGGTGTAAGTGCTGTGGCGGCAATACAAAAAGCAGTACAGAGTACAAGTCTTGCAGACGTTACAAAAGAACTTCAAGACAACAAAGATAAGTTAGACGACTTATCTAAATCAACAACACACAAAAAAGATCATTTAGCCGCAGGGGGTGATGCAAGTGTTAATGCGATTAACGCCGCATGGGACACTGCAAGTTCGGCATATAAAGAAGCGGCAAATAGCAAAACACTTGCTAACTTGCCTAACATTGTAAGGACAGGATAATGAGTAACCTACCTAAAGTAGTAAAAGATGATAGTTCAAATGATGTAAAGAGATTTTACAATCAGTATTTTACTGACTTTATTAATTTTCCTACTAACCAAGTTGATGCTGTAATAGGATTTTTTACAAGCAGAGGATTTGAAAAAACTTCTGCCATTGCTGTAGGAACAGTAATGTTACAACAAGCAAAACTTGATGACGTAAATGTTTTTGAATTACTTGATACTCTAAAGAAAACAGACAGTGTTCAGTTGAGTAGTGTTGTAACAGAAGTACTAAACTATAACAGAGAAAAAATTAGTACATTAGGTTACAGAGTAGTTGACATACAAAACAGGACTGAAGCACGAAACATAGGAGTGTAACATGGCCAAGTACGCCCAAGGACGTTACAACTTAAAGTTTCCAGACAAGTATATCGGTCGCAAAACACCATTATATAGATCAAGTTGGGAATTCGCATTTATGAAATTCTGCGATGAAAATCCTAACGTTGCCAAGTGGGCAAGTGAAGCAGTAAAGATACCTTATGTAAATCCTTTCACAGGAAAAGCAACGGTGTATGTACCAGACTTCTTTATTAGTTACATGGATAAGAATGGTAAACAACGTGCAGAAGTTATAGAAGTTAAGCCAGACAATCAAACAACTATGGAAAGTGCAGGCAGAAATAAACAAAAGCAAATGGCTGTTGCACTAAACATGGCTAAATGGCAGGCCGCAAGGGCATGGTGCAAGGATAAAGGCATCTTTTTTAGGGTTGTTACAGAGAAGGATATGTTCCACTCTGGCCAACGCAAAGGCTAAATAATAGTAGCATTTAATGGAATCCAAAATATGAAGAAATTAGAAGAATTACTTAATATGCCAGACAGCAAAGAGATTGTTCAGAAAGACAAGGAACAATCTGCTAAAGCAGAAAAGAAACATGCTATTGTAGAGCATGAAGAAACTCAACGTAGTATTGCTGAGATGGATAAAATTACTGCGGCATTACCACAAGTGAAAGGCTTAGGCGAATTAGCAGATAAGGAACTAAACGAAGTTGCTGAGAAGTCTATGAATGCATATGAAGATCTAATGGACTTGGGTATGAATGTTGAAAGCAGATATAGTGGTAGGGTGTTTGAAGTAGCAGGTAATATGCTAAAAACTAACCTTGATGCTAAAGTTGCAAAATTAGACAAGAAACTTAAAATGGTTGAACTACAACTTAAGAAGGAAAAACAGGATAAAGATGGTGGAGATTCACCAGATGGCGTTGTTTCAGGCGAAGGATATGTAGTTACAGACCGTAATAGTTTGTTAGAAAAACTCAAGAACATGGATAAATAGTTTAGTAGGGAAAACACAATTATGAAAAAATATAGCGATTATTTAACAGAAGCATACAATGGTAAAGTTTATCCTTTTAAAATTGGTATTGCTGGTGATAACACAGGTATAGCAGACAAGTTAGAAACTGCTCTAAGAAAATTTGGTGTACAAAACTGTACGCCGGGTAAGAAAACACCAATCCAAGAACGTCCGTTGGACTTTCCTGCATTGCAGAATGAAGAAGTAACTTACTACGAGTGCGAAGTAACATACCCTACACACACTGAAATGTTACAAGAGTACTTAGGTTACCAATTAGGTATTCCGCAATCACACATAGTAGTACGTAATCCAAACGAACCTCAAGAGTTATATCAAGAAGTTGATCAAAATGCACCATATGAAACAAAACTTACTAAAGAAGATATGGGTGGTGAAAGTGCTCAAAAAGATGTAGGCAGTAACAGAGTTATGGACCTACTTAAAGAGTTAGAAACTGCATCTAAAGAAAGATTTACTGGTAAAGCAATTGAGTTACCTGAAGAAGGTGCTACAGATAAAAAACAGATGGACGCAACCGCTGATATCGGAACCAAAAGTCCAATAGGGAGTTAATTATGAAATTAAACGAAATTTACAAAAAAATAGTAGCGTTGGACGAAGCAATGAATGAAGCGGCGTCGGCGTCAATTAATATGTCAGGCGATAATGCTGAAGACGTAATTAAATTAATGAATGCTTTAAAAGGCAAAGAAGGTGCAAGTGATATTGCAGACATTCCAACTGCAATCAAACCTAAAGCACCTATGATGGGTCCAATGGATCCACATGATGACATGAAATCAATGATGAGTCTTGTAAGTGACGAACCAAAGCCAATGGACGACATGGCTTGTGATGACACTGACACTGAAGCAAGTGGCGACTATGATAATTCACCAGATGAAAAATATCAAGACCATAACTTTATGACAAAAGACATTGCTACAGGACACGATGGCGCACAGAAAAAATCTTATCCAAAAGTTGCAGGCGGAGATAATCCAATGGCACTTGAAGATGAGTTACGTGCAGAACTTTCTGCTAAACTTTCAGAGTTTATGAACGAAGAAGAATGTGATGATTGTAAAGAAGATCCATGCGAATGTGATGAAGACCGTGTTGCTGATTTAGAAACAAACGAAGCAAAAGCAAAACCAGACTTCTTAGATATGGACAAAGATGGCGACAAAAAAGAGCCAATGAAAAAAGCAATCAAAGATAAAGATGCTAAAAAAGAAAGTATTGAAGAAGGCGAAGGTAAAAAAGTACAATTACCAAGCGGTAAAGAAATGAAAAAATGTGCAGACAAAGGTATGTCTAAAGCAGATATCATGAAGAAATATACTGAAATGGGTTGCGAAGCAAAACAACTTGAAAAATTATACGCAAGTAGTTGCGGCGGACACTAAGGAGAGATAGATGGCTGGAATAACAAGAGTACACGGATCAGGATTATCAACAGCAGGAAATGTTTTTTTCCCAGGTGCTATTCCATTTAAAATTTTAGTAAAAATTGCAAACGGTACAGCAGTTGATCTAAGAGGTGAAGACGATGCTATTAACGAAACAGTTGAGCAAATTTGTAAAGAAATTAATCCTTTAATTTATTGTACTACAGACGACAACAGTGGCACAATGACTGTTGTGTGTGATAATCAAGCATCAGCGGCAGACTTACAAACACGTATTAGAACAATTGGAACAGCGGCAAACTATCCAACAAGCACAGTAACAGCAGTTGGACCTAACAACATTGATACAAGCGGTACATTAGTAACAGTTGCGGCAACATTAATAGCCACATAATATAAAATTACTTTTACTCAAGTAAACTCAAATAGGACCTTCGGGTCCTATTTTTTTGAGTAAATACTATACAATGGCAAATAAAAGTTTAGATGGCGTATTAACCAAAAAGGCTAATACAAGAGAAACATATACAAATGAACAGATCAATGATCTGATGCTTTGTACTGATGATAATCAAGGTTACTTATATTTCGCAAGTAACTTTGCATATATCCAACATCCAGTCAAAGGAAAATTGTTATTTGATCCTTACAAGTACCAAGTAGGATTGATGCACAGTTATCACAATCATAGATTCAATATTAATATGTTACCAAGACAAACAGGTAAGACAACCTGTGCGGCTGTGTACCTTGCCTGGTACGCAATGTTTCATCCAGACCAAACTATTCTTATTGCGGCACACAAGTATACAGGTGCTCAAGAAATTATGCAACGTATTAGATACGTTTACGAAATGTGTCCTGATCATATTAGAGCAGGTGTTACAAACTACAACAAAGGTTCAATTGAATTTGAAAACGGAAGTAGAATTGTAAGTGCTACTACAACAGGAAACACAGGACGTGGTATGTCCATATCATTACTATACTGTGATGAGTTTGCGTTTGTGCAACCTACTATTGCAGATGAATTTTGGACTTCAATATCTCCTACACTTGCAACAGGTGGTCGTGCTATTCTTACAAGCACACCTAACTCAGACGAAGATACTTTTGCTACTATATGGAAAGAAAGTCAAAACAAATTTGATGAACATGGTAATGAAAGTGAAGTAGGTATAAATGGATTTCATGGTTTTACTGTTAAGTGGGAAGAACACCCAGACAGAGATGAAGCATGGAAAAAAGCAGAGATTGGTCGTATTGGCGAAGAAAGATTTAGACGTGAGTATGGTTGTGAATTCTTAGTATTTGACGAAACACTTATTAATAGTATTAAGTTAGCAGGACTTGAAGGTAATGAACCTGTTGAGAATATGGGGCAGACACGTTGGTACAAAAAACTTGAAAGGGATCAAACATATTGTATTAGTTTAGATCCAAGCATGGGTACAGGTGGAGACTATGCCGCGATACAAGTATTTGAATTACCAAGTTACAAACAAGTTGCAGAGTGGAGACACAATACTACACCTATACCAGGACAAATTAGAGTTTTAAAAGATATTGCAGATTATATCAATGCTGAATGTAGAGCACCAAATGCAAACAACATTTATTGGAGCATTGAAAACAATACTATTGGTGAAGCGGCATTGTTAGTTGTAAATGATGTAGGCGAAGAAAACATACCAGGACTATTTGTAAGTGAACCAATACGTAAAGGACACATTAGAAAGTTCCGTAAAGGATTTAACACTACACATAGAAGTAAAATCAGTGCTTGTTCTAAGTTCAAGAACATGGTTGAGAATGACAAAATGCAGATAAACAGCAAAGCATTGATATCAGAAATGAAAGGCTATGTAGCATCAGGCACAAGTTTCAAAGCAAAGCCAGGTGAAACTGACGATCTTGTAAGTGCAGTGCTATTGAACATACGCATGATGGAAGTTTTAAAGGATTGGGATCCAAGAGTGTACAATACATTCAGACAATTGGATGCAGATCAGGAATATGAGGCGCCTATGCCTATATTTGTAACAGGCGTCTATTAGGATAAATATTAATATGATAAACTTGGAAAAAATTGCAGAAGAACTGTTTAACAAGATCAGAGGTAGATATCCCAAGATTACTATTGGTGATGAAGCAAGTACCATTACAAATGTGCCTGAAAAAGCACGTTTCTTCGATTTTGAGTTTAGCAACGGTAATAAAGTTAACGTAACGTTAGATGAAAAAAGTCTAACTATGCTTTATAACAACGATTTGCTTACAGATGCTACAGAGTCTATTAAGCAAAACTGGTACGCTTTTATGAAAGAAATGCGACAGTTTGCTAAAAAGAGAATGCTGAATTTTGATACAAGAGATATAACTAAAAGTAACTTAGACAAGAGAGATTACGATTACCTCTCAAAAAACAGACCCGGAGAAAACCAAATGAGTGAATCGAGACTATACGGAACTTCTAAAACAAGTTTCCAAGATGTTGGCAATGCAAAGATCATTGTTAAACATAATGAGGCAGTTGATTTTGAAAATCCTGCAGGAAGAACACAAAGAATTCATAGCATATATGTAGAGAGCCCAGAAGGCGAAAGATACAAATATCCTTTCAAACATTTAAATGGTGCAAGAGCAATGGCACAACATGTTAGCGAAGGCGGAAATCAGTACGATGCATTTGGAAAGCATATCGTTTCACTCAGCGAAGAACTTTCTAAGTTACGTACTTTCAAAACTTACATGAACAGATCAAGTGTAATGGCAGAGGGTCTTGCTGGTTACATGGACATCGTTAATGAAAGAATTGACTCTGTAAAAGAAACTGTACATAAGTTACAAAGAAATAGTTATTACAAAGAAGCAATGGCAAACTTCCAAGAAACAGTAATGGAAGAAGTACCAGAAGATGTAAGTTCAAATTGGATTGATGAATTAACTATTCGTCAGTTTAACGAAGACTTGAAAGGTGTATTTCCTTACATTTACAATCTTGTTAAAGAAGGAACTAAATCAGAAGCACTTACTCCAGAAAATCTTTTAGGTGAAGATGACGATCCAATGGATCCAGAAGTTTCAGATGAAATGGGAGACAAAATTAATGCGTGGATTGAAAAGTATTCTAAGTACGAAGGCGGTTACGGCACAATGCCAAAAGGTTATGTAAAGTGGGCATTGGACTCAGGTATTGCTACAGACTTTATTGAAGAAAATGAAGATGAAGCAATGGAAGCAAAATACGGTGATGCATACTTGAACGATCCGTGGGATTTAAAGTTTTATAACCAAATGCCAATTACAAAAGCGTGTATGGAAGAACTTGAAAAAATTACAGGCAATGATGACAGTGACCATAATGCAAGAATTATTGATAAAGTTATGAACGGTGACGCTGATGAAAGTGCAGATGTAGAAGAAGGTGCAGTTAAAAAAGCATTAGAAGATGATGCTGAAAATCTAAGCAGAGAAGAGTTTATTGAAAAACATGGTGACGCAGAATTCTTTGACAACTACAATGGTGTTGAAGATGAAAGCATGGACATGCATGGTGACTTTGCTTCACACTTAGATGATGTAGTTGCTAATTCAAAACATGAGCAAGGTCCAAATGAAGTATCAAGCATGGGCATGAACAAATACGGACTTGCGGCAAAACATAAAGATGGTAAATTTATTTCTTACAAAGACGGTAAGGAAACAGGTACTTTTGATTCAATCGAAGAACTTGAAAAACATCAAAAAGAATTAATACAAGACGAGTCAACAACTTTTGAAGGCAATGCATTTGCACAAGCAGTACAAAAAGCAAAAGCGGCAGGCATGAAGAAAGGTGATAAGTTCAAAACACCAGACGGTGAAGAACACACACTTGAAGATGCTATCAAAATGGCAGGACTTAAAGTAGAAGATTTTTGGACAGCAGATGAACTGATGGCCGAAAAAGAACCCACTGACGATGATACCATGGACGTTAAAATTGGTCCAGATGGTTCAATATCAAAAGCAGATGGGGACGCAGAAGAAAGAGGTGAGAAGAAAGAACTTGGCTTAGATGAATTCATCAAAGGTCATTTTGATTACACAACTAACAATTTTCCAAAAGGTGAAACAGCAGTACTTACAGCATGTGAGAAAAAATATGGAGACGAAAGTCTTGCTCCTGCGGCAGTCATTATGAAAAAGTTAGTTACTAACCAAGATGGTGAGATGGAAAGAATCAAACATTTAGCAGGTTTGGATAACTAATTCACTTTTTTGACAAAGTTCCACTTGACTTTATAAGTAAGTTTGTGTTATACTGTTTACAGTACTGCACAATCAAGGCAATACAATAACAGCCAAAGGCAAATTATATAGGAGGCTTAACAATGGCAACATTAGCAGAAATAAGAGCTAAACTGAAAGAACAAGAATCACGCACAAGCGGTAATTCTTCAAGCGGCGGCGACAACGCAATTTACCCATTTTGGAACTTAAAGGAAGGCGAACAGTCAACTGTCCGTTTCTTACCTGATGGGGACGACACAAACACTTTCTTTTGGAAAGAACGTTTGATGATCAAACTACCTTTCGCAGGTTTAAAAGGCGAAACTGACTCAAGACCAGTACAAGTGCAAATCCCTTGCATGGAAATGTATGGTGAGTCATGTGCAATCTTAAACGAAGTTCGAGGTTGGTTTAAAGATCCTACTTTAGAAGATATGGGTCGTAAGTATTGGAAGAAACGTTCATACGTATTCCAAGGCTTTGTAACTGAAAACGGACTGTCTGAAGATGGTACTCCAGAAAATCCAATTAGACGTTTTATTATTGGTCCACAAATTTTCCAACTTATTAAAAGTGCGTTAATGGATCCAGATATGGAAGAACTGCCAACTGATTACACTTCAGGTGTAGACTTTAGAATCGTAAAAACTTCTAAAGGTGGTTATGCAGATTATTCTACAAGTAACTGGGCACGTAGAGAGCGTCCTTTAACTGAAGTTGAAACTGCGGCCGTTGAGAAGAATGGTCTATACAACTTGTCAGACTTTTTACCTAAGAAGCCTTCAGAGGTTGAAGTAAAAGTAATGCAAGAAATGTTCCAAGCATCTGTAGATGGTGAAGCATATGACGCAGAACGTTTTGGTCAATATTTCCGTCCAGCGGGAATGGCGGCGAGAACTGGTGATCCACAAAATAGAGCACCAGCAACTGCTCCAGCGGCAACAACTGCTCCGGCACCTGAGGCAACTCCGGCTCCAGTAGCAGAGGCGGCTCCAGCGGCAGTGGCACAAACTGCACCAGCGGCAGAACCTAAAGCAGACAATAGTGCGGAAGACATTCTTGCAATGATCCGTTCACGTCAAAACTAATATAGCAGTACAGTGTGTGGGGGCAACCCCACACATTATCTGAATAAGGAGATAATATGGCTAATAAAGCATTTGACGTTTCCAAGTTTCGTAAAAACTTGACTAAATCGATCACAGGCATGAGTAGTGGTTTTAACGATCCTACTGATTGGATTAGTACAGGAAACTATGCCTTAAATTATCTTATTAGTGGCGACTTCCACAAAGGTGTTCCATTAGGTAAGGTAACTGTATTTGCAGGAGAGTCAGGAGCAGGTAAGAGTTATATCTGTGCAGGTAACATTGTAAAGGCGGCACAAGATCAAGGTATCTTTGTTGTACTAATTGACAGTGAGAACGCACTTGATGAAACTTGGCTACAAGCACTTGATGTTGATACAAGCGAAAGCAAACTACTAAAACTTAATATGTCAATGATTGATGATGTTGCTAAAACAGTGTCAACGTTTATGGCAGATTACAAAGAAATGTCGGAAGAAGAACGTCCTAAAGTATTATTTGTAATTGATAGTTTAGGTATGTTGTTAACACCAACTGATGTTGACCAGTTTAACAAAGGTGATATGAAGGGTGACATGGGTAGAAAACCTAAAGCACTTACATCACTTGTAAGAAACACAGTTAACATGATTGGCTCACACAATGTAGGACTTGTATGTACTAACCATACGTATGCATCGCAAGATATGTTTGACCCTGATGATAAAATTAGTGGTGGACAAGGATTTATCTATGCGTCATCTATTGTAGTAGCAATGAAGAAATTGAAACTAAAAGAAGATGAAGCAGGTAATAAGATTAGCGAAGTACGTGGTATTAGAGCAGGTTGTAAAGTAATGAAGACACGTTACGCAAAACCGTTCGAAGGTGTACAAGTTAAAATTCCATATGAAACAGGAATGAATCCTTACAGTGGACTTGTTGATTTGTTTGAGAAAAAAGATATGCTTAAGAAAGACGGTAACAGACTTAAATTTGTATCCAAAGATGGAGAAGAAATTAAGGAATATCGTAAAGCATGGGAAGCCGGCGGACCTTTACTTGACAGAGTCATGAACGAGTTCAGTGAAGTTCAGTCAGAGGTAATTACTGATGTAGAGGAAGAGGCACCCGAAACAATCGAACCAGTCACAGAGGAGTAAGTTAAGTATGGATAGTTCACAAATCGTAGATACCTGGAATCTTTTTAAAGAACATACAGATAAAAAGCAAATAGAAACGTTAGCAGAAAGATTTGTTGACTTACTTGCAGATTATGGTGTGTCCGATGAAGCACTTAAAGAGAGTTTAGGTACAGATGATCATCTTGATGCGGCAATTAACTACTATCTTGATATTGATGAGGAATTGACTGCTGACGATGACGATTGGGATTAACTATGTGGTATAGCCAAATATCAAAAGATATTAGTAAAATACCTGAGGCGTTAGACTATTATAACGATCAGTTATTACAGGCTAAAAAAGAAATCCGTATATTCGGAAGTCTTGAGAAGGCCGCGGCAGAAATGCCCGGCCTTGTCGAACAACGTTTTAATCAGTTACAAGAACTTGAAGCAATATTAGAATATCTTAACATCGAATTACGTAGATTACGTAGTACGTTTTTTAAGAAGTATCTTGAAAATTATCAACGAGCATTGTCAAGTCGTGATGTAGAAAAGTATGTTGACGGTGAAGCAGATGTAGTTGATATGGAAAAGATCATTAATGAATTTGCACTAATGCGTAACAAATGGTTAGGTATTACTAAAGGTTTAGATCAGAAGCAATGGCAAATTACTAACATTGTTAAGTTACGTGTAGCAGGTATGGAAGACGCTACAATATGAAGCACTTAGATAACGGTTGGTGGGTACCTGATAACGAAATAAAAATTACAAGTCATGTTGCTGATAACGAAGATCAAAATAACCCAACATACGAAGAACGTGTTCGTAGCAAAATTTTAGAAAATATTAAAGAATTCAAAACATTTATTGATGTAGGTGCAAACATTGGTATATGGTCGTATCCATTTAAAGACAAATTTAAAAAAGTTATTAGTTACGAACCAAGTCCACGTAATTTAGAATGCTTGTATAAAAATATGCAAGGCGAAGGTGATATACGTGAATATGGTCTTGGTAACGAAAACACAGAAGCAGAATTTGTAGACAGTGATGATAACTGTGGTAATGCACACATTGTAAATAAAAAGAAAAAACATTCATATACTATTAGAGTAAAAAAATTAGATGACGAAAATTTAGAGTCATGTAGTTTAATAAAAATTGATGTGCAAGGCTATGAATGGCCTGTAATACAAGGCGCAATGAAAACAATAGAAAAGTTTAGACCGTGGGTAGTGTTTGAACCTAATCAAGATGTAAATGAAATGATTTCTTATTTCCATAATTTAAGATACCATCCTATCTTAGTAAAAAGTAAAACTTGTTACATCTTTGCTCCAGAGGAAACTATTGAAGAAGATATTGTAGGTCTTAATGCATATCAACAAAAAATTGATATCATTAGAGAACTATATCATGAGCATTAAGCACGAAGCAACTCACTGGCATAAAAAGAAGTTAGGTACTTGGCCTAACATAGATAATCCAAAAACATTCAACGAAAAAATTGCTTGGTTAAAAATTTACGATCAAGACAAAGATCAAATTACTTGTTGTGATAAATTAGCAGTCAAAGATTTTATTTCTAAAGACTTTGGCAATGATTTAATTATACCTAACACAACAACATACCCTATGGTTATTAAAGCAAACAACGGCTCAGGTGGTGTGCGTTTTGCTAATAACAAACAAGAAGAATTAGAAGCAGAAGAATTTTGTAAAGCAAAAGCATCTAAGCCTTACGGAAAAGGCAAAGGCGAATGGGCATATAGACTTATTACACCTGGCGTAGTTAAAGAAGTTAAATTAGAAGGCACAGGCGTTGACTATAAATTTAATTGTGTGCATGGTGAAGTAAAATGGGTAACTATGACTTGGGATAGACATGGTGGTAAAAAGAAAGAATCTATATTAGATCCTAATGGAAAAACTACACCATTGCATTTAGTACACACAATGAAACACGTAGAACAAGAACCATTTGATGGCTTAGAAAACTTTTTTGAAATGAAAAAGATAGCAGAAAAGATATCTGCAAGATGGAAAT